CCGCGACGGTAGGCACCTCCACACGCTTCGCCCGACAAGATCATATTCATCCTACTGATACTTCGCGCGCTCCGTTGGCATCACCGACATTTACCGGTGTGCCTGCGGCACCGACAGCGGCTGCCAACAACAACTCCACGCAGATCGCGACCACGGCCTATGTGGATGCTGGCATGGCAACCATTACTGGTGGAACGTTCTGATATGACGATCCAGCTCAAGCGCAGCTCTACTAGCGGCAACATCCCGGCGTCGCTGCTGGCTGGCGAGATCGCGATCAACGAAGCCGATCATCAGTTCTTTTATCGCTCGCCATCAGGATTGATCACGCCGTTCGATGGCATCGCGGCAATGCGCTATGCAAATCTCGTCATCAATGGTGCGATGCTAGTCGATCAAGAACGTGTAGGCGCCGCTTTGACTGGCGTTACTGCCGTTTCGAGATACCATATAGATTGTTTTTCCTTCTCAGCTACAGGCACCGGTGCTTTCACTCTTCAACAAGTGACGGATGCTCCTGCTGGTTTTACAAATTCCGCGAAGGTAAGCGTGACGACTGCGGCCACGTCGCTTGCGGCTGGTGATAAGTACACCGTTGCTGTTCCGGTTGAAGGCTACCGTGTTGCTAGGCTTGGATGGGGAGCCGCCGGAGCCAATTCGATCGCCATTGGTTTCTGGGTCAAGGCACATAGGACCGGCACATATTCCGCAAGCATTCGTAATTGGTCCGCCTCTAGATCATATCCCTTTAGCTTTACGATCAGTGTGGCAGATACGTGGGAATATAAAACCGTTGTTATTCCCGGAGATACAACGTCAACATGGGCCAACACTAACGTTCAAGCATGGCAATTATGCGTTACCTTGGCTGCGGGGACGACGTGGCTGGGCACCGCGGGAGCGTGGGTTAGTAGCGATTTTACAGGCGTTACTGGAACGATAAATGGTGTGGCCGCAACGACCGACACCTTCCAGATCACCGGCGTCTCTATCATCCCCGGATCATCCCCGATCCCGTCGGACTTGTCGCGTTACATGGTGCGTGAGTTCGCGGAAGAGTGGAATTTTTGCCAGAGATATTATCAAAAATCATGGGGATATAGCGAGGCGGTAGGAACCGCGAGTTTCAACGGACCGATCGAATACAATCTTGGCAGCACTACAACATCACCGCTTGCCTTTCCATTTCGATTTGGTCCCCTTATGAGGGCAACTCCAACCGTGACACTCTACGACACTGCTGGCGCGGTCGGAAAGTGCTATCGCGGCGGCGCTGGAAAGGCTTGCGGTCTACAGGAAACCTCAACCAATCAAGGCGCGGTTTTTGGAACAAGTGACACGACTGCTAATGCCAATGTGATCTTTCACTGGGTCGCCGATGCGAGGATGTGAAAAATGCATCTGATTTTTCAAAAGCCGGACTCGTCCCTCGTGCTAAATGTCGACACTCAGGAGTGGATCAACTGGGACAAAACAGCAAGCCAGCCAGAAGACATTGGCGGTTGGATCGGTCACCGCTGGCGAGAGCAAGGCTCGCCACAGCCGGACCCCTATGTCGCGCCACCACCTCCGCCTCCCGATCCTCCGAGCATTGCAGACCTTGAACAGCGCATCAAAGTTCTCGAAAGCATGCTCAAGCCGGACTAGATCAATATGGTGGCGCATTCATCCAGCAAGATAAGGGGCGGCGCGGTAAGTTGGCCGTAAGGACTGAGCCATGACAGTCCTGATTTATTCTGGCGCTCTCGATCTGCTGGCTGTTGGGCAGCGGGCCGGTTTCGCTGTCATCACTGGCGATCTGGCGGCAACGGAGGCGGCAGATAGCGCTGCTCTGACCGCCACCATCGTGTGGACCGCGAACCTCGCGGCGACGGAAGCCGCGGATACGGCGGCGCTCTCGGGCGGCATTTATGGGACGGCCGATCTGGCCGCAACGGAAGCGGCCGACAGCGCCGCTGTCACGGGTCTGGTTCGCTGGATCGCAAATCTGGCGGCGACGGAAGCCGCGGATACGGCGGCGATCTCGGGCGGCATTTACGCCACCGGCAATCTAGCAGCCACGGAAGCGCCTGATGTTGCCGCTGGCACGGGTCTGGTTAGCTGGCTCGCCAATCTAGCCGCAACGGAAGCCGCGGATACGGCAAGCCTCTCGGGTCTGACCGCCGCGTTCGGCACCCTCGCCGCGACGGAAGCTGCAGACACCGCCGCGGCCACGGGCTCGGTCCGCTGGCTGTTGACACTGACCGCGACTGAAGCGGGCGATGCTGCCGTCATCAACGTCAATGCGGCGTGGATCGCGACGCTGGCGGCAACGGAAGCGGCCGATACGGCGGCACTGAGTGGGCTGGTCGGCCTGCTCGGCACGTTGGCCGCCACCGAAGCCGCCGACAGCGCCGCGGCGACAGGTTCGGTTAGCTGGATCGCAAACCTCGCCGCCACCGAAGCCGCCGACAGCGCGGCGGCCACCGGCAACGTCACATGGCTGGCGGCACTGGCGGCGACCGAAGCGGCTGATACCGCGAGCCTCGCTGCGACCGTGCGCTGGCTCGCGACACTGGCTGCGACGGAAGCGCCAGACAGCGCAGCTCTGACCGCCACCATCGTGTGGATCGCGACACTTGCCGCGATCGAGGCGGCCGACACCGCGGCGATCTCCGGCGGCATTTATGGGACGGCCGATCTGGCGGCGACCGAGGCTCCGGATACCGCCGCCATCAATGGCGGAATTGTGGCGACCGCCACGCTGGCCGCGACGGAAGCCGCGGACAGCTTTGCAGGCGCCGGGTCGGTGATCGGTGCCGGGATCGGCGCCAATCTGGCGGCGATCGAGGCCCCGGATACGGCAGCTCTCGCCGCACAGGTGACCGGCGTTGCTGGCGCGCTGGCTGCCACGGAAGCCGCGGATGCTGCGGCAGGCGCGGGCCTCGTTCGCTGGCTGCTCGCACTGGCGACGACCGAGGGGCCTGACAGCGCCGCGCTCACCGCGTTCGTCGAGTGGCGGCTCGCACTGGCCGCCACCGAAGCGGCCGACACCGCAGCGCTCGCGGCGTTCGTCGAGTGGCGGCTCGCACTGGCTGCGACGGAAGCGCCGGACACCGCGAGCCTGACGGCGACGACACGCTGGATTGCCGATCTGGCGGCAACCGAAGCCGCGGACAGCGCCGCAGCCACCGGTCTGGTGCGCTGGCTGGCAACACTCGCCGCGATCGAGGCGGCCGACACCGCGGCGATCTCCGGCGGCATTTATGCCACCGCGGTGCTGGCGGCGATCGAGGCCCCGGACACCGCCTTCATCATCACCGGCGGCGCCGCTTTCGGCACCTTGGCCGCAACGGAAGCGCCGGACAGCGCGAGCCTGACGGCGACGCTGGCTTGGCAGGCCAATCTGGCGGCCACCGAAACGCCCGACACCGCGAGCCTGACCGGCCTGACGGCGGTGCTGGCGACACTGGCGGCAACGGAAGCGCCGGATGCGGCAGCGATCAATGCGCTGGCCCGCTGGATCGCGACACTGGCGGCCACAGAGACGGCCGATAGCGCGGCGATCTCGGGCGGCATTGTTGCCACCGGCATCTTGGCCGTCACCGAAGCCCCGGACAGTGCGGCGAGTGCGGCCACGGTCCATTGGATCGCGACACTGGCGGCGATCGAGGCTGGCGATATTGCGCTGATCTCGGGTGGCGCCGTCGCCACCGGCGACCTTGCCGCGAGCGAGGCGCCCGACGCAGCGAACCTCCGCGCCGTGGTGAGCTGGACCGGGGCACTGGCCGCAACCGAGACGGCCGACACCGCGGTCTTCGCGGGCGCCGTGCGCAACTTGGCCGTCCTCGCCGCCAACGAGGCGCCGGACATTGTCGCGATCAACGTCACCGCGCGCAACGTCGGCATCCTCGCCGCGATCGAGGCGCCGGACAGCGCGAGCCTGCACGGCTCGGTTCGCATCGACGGCAATCTGGCCGCCACCGAAGCCGCCGACAGTGCGTTGCTGCAAGGCTTCTTGGTGCCGATCACCGGCATGATTTTGGTGGCGCAAGAGGCGCCCGACATTGCCCGCTTCAACGCAGGCAAAATTCACAAGAGCTACGACATCGTCGCCAAGAAGACTCCGCCGTCGGCGATCATTGGGATGGACACGCCGCTGTTCGATATGACGGCGCAGAAGCAACCACCGTCCGCCGTCACCGCGCGAAAGACCTCACCGGCCGCCTTCATAGCCCAGCGCAGCGGCCCGCTATCGATACCGTCGAACCGGGATGCCCCACCATGACCACCACCCACGAGCAAGTGTATTGGAGCGCGGGCGACGATTGGCAGATCAACGCCACGCTGCTGGACGAAAACGGCGACCCGTTCGATCTGAGCGGATCGCCGCAAATCCAATGGGCGCTGATGACCGCGAACTTTCAGCGCGCGCTCGATGAAAACGACGTCGGCATCGCCATCACCGATGCGCTCGCCGGGCAGTGCGCGATCCAAATCCCGGCGGCCAAAACCGCACCGCTGGCGGCCGGACGCTACAGCGACGTGATCCGCATCATCACCGGCGGCATCACCTCGACCTTGTCCTACGGCCTGATCTACGTGGCGGCCAATCCATGGCGGGCCGCGGCCTCGGTCGCGGTGGCGCGAAATTACAAGCTGCATCGGGTCGCCTGAGATGCGGCTTGACGAGACCCAGCTCAGCACCGCGCAGCGCTTCCAGATTGCCAAGGCAAGATCGCGCCGACTGCTGCAGAAAGAATGGGACGAGGGCAAGCATCCGCGCGTGCCCGCAGGCGGCCCGGACGGCGGCCAGTTCGGTGAAGGCGGCGGCGGCGCGACATCGACCGCGAAGCCGAAGGGCAAGAAAAAGGTCAAGCGGGAGGATTTCGAAAAGGCCGACGTCGAGCTGTCGATGATCAGCTCCAATATCGAGCCGTTCATCGACAAGTGGAACGACAAGGTCGGCGAAGACCCCGCGGAGTTCAAGAAGAGTTTCATGGGCGGCCTCGACGGTACGATGAAGCTCAGTGGCAGCGGCTCGGCGATCGAGATCACCGGCTCGATCCGCACCGACGCGGGCACGGCGGTCGGCAGCTTCGCCCGCGAGATCGATCTCGACAACAAGGTGGCGAAGAGCGCCTACTTCGCGCTCGACAAATCGACGCGCGGCTCCGACATCGGCAAGAACCTGCTCGCGGGCAACGTCGAAACCTACCGAGAGCTTGGCGTCGAGAAGGTCAAGGTCTTCGCCAATATCGACGTCGGCGGTTATGCGTGGGCGAAGTACGGCTATGTGCCCGAGGCGGCGGCGTGGGCGGAGCTGCGGCGTGGGCTGGAGCGAAAGTTGACGGGAGAAAGCAGCAGCAGCAGCTCAGCACGCGATAATGTCATCGAGGCCGATGATTGGGACATGCTGACGAGCGACGTGCAGTCCGACGTTCGCGATCGGTGGATGCGCGAAAGCCACGATGAGTTCTTGAGGAGCGAGGAGCAAAACTGGCGCGACAGCGGACAGGCCAAGGATGACGCCAAGCGCGAGCTGGCCGATGAGTTCACCAACGACCAAGTCAGCACCGCAGACGTCCCGGCGTGGGTCAACGAAGCGCTCGACGGCGCGCGGCAATATCGCGAGGACAAAGGCCAGCCGCCGATCCCGTACACCAACAGGCAATTGTACGATGCTGTTGAGCTGACGTTTGATTCACGCAGGGGCGACGGCGAGGATGATCCGGACATCGGCTTCGACGACAACATGCTGAAGGAGCCGGTCGGCTACGATCCGAGTCAAGGCACCTTGCCGGGCATCGAGCCGGAGGACCCATCGCAGCGCCTGACCGAAGACATGCGCAAGCGAATTGAGAAGCGCCTGATCGCCGCCTTCGACAAGGAAGCCGAGGACAAGGCTTCCCGGATAGACGCGCCGAGCTATCTGGCGGACAGCGTCAGCGAATATCAGGACGAATACTGGGACAGCATGGATGACAGCGAGAGGCTGCGTCACGCCCGCGACTACGGCATGGCCGACATTGCGATTGAGCCGCCGGAAGAGCCGGAGCAACTGGAGCTGCCGAAGGCTGAAGCCGATCCGTTGCTGGCCGCGGTGCGCTCCAGCGACCCGAAATCGATCTGGAAGATTGCCGACTCCGCCCGCGGCAAGGAGCTGTTGCTGGGCAAGAGCTGGGATGGCGTGCTCGATCTGAAGGACAAGGAGTCCATGAAGCGCTTCGATCAGTATGTCGGCAGGAGACAGCATGCCGCCTAAAGGTCAGGAATTTTTCTATCTCGACGAGGACGGCACAATGCAGGACGCCGATCTGCACGCGGCGATCATCGGCCCGGTCGACTATCCGATCGACCAAAAGATCATGACGCCGATTCGCGCGCGCAACCGCGCGAAGTGGCTCGCCGAACAGCAGGCCGAACAGAAAGCGGCCCGGCTCAAGAGCCAATGGGCGCGCACCAAGAGCCGGTCGCAGGCGCTGCTGCAAAAGTTCAATCCGCATCACGAGCCCGGCGGCAGCCCGCAAGGTGGCCAGTTCAGTAGCGGCGATGGTGGTGGCGGAGGCGGTGAGGATCATGCCAGCGATCCGACCTCGGCGTCGTCGCTGCTGAAGATCGAGGATGTGACGCTCGATGATCTCTACGCGAAAGTGCCGGGCTCCCGCGAGCAGGACGCCGCGGCACGCCAGAAATTGTCCGAAGACTTCCCGACCGACGGTCAGCAAAGCGCGGGCGGCTACAAGTTGCCGAACGGGCACTGGGCGCCGGACCGTCTGCCGGTTCACCGGCAGATCGTCGACAAGCTGATGTCGCCGGAAGTGGTCAAGGCGGCGGCGCCAGCGGCGGGCGAGAAGCCAACGCTCTACATTCTTGGCGGCCGGGGCGGCTCCGGCAAGGGCTGGTTCACCGGCAAAAATGGCACCGTCGATGCCAGCAAGGCGGCGTACATCAACAACGACGACGTCAAGGAAAGCCTGCCGGAATACAAGGGCTGGAACGCCTCGCTGCTGCACGAGGAAGCGAGCCACGTCGGCGAGGTGATGGAACAGTACGCGCGCGACAACAAGTTGAACGTCATCGTCGACGCGACGCTGAAAAGCAACACCTCGCTCGCCAAGCGGATCGCGCAGTACAAGGCGGCGGGCTACAAGATTTCAGGCCACTACATGTACGCCAGTCCCGCGACCGCCGCCGAGCGCGCACTGGGGCGCTTCGTCCACGGCAACGAGAAGAACGGCAAGGGCCGGTTCGTGGCGCCGGAATATTCCCTGAGTTCGGTGAGCAACGAACACACCTTCGACAGTCACCGCAACGACATGGATTACTGGGAAGTCTACGACAACATGGGCTCGTCGCCGAAGCTGCACGCGCGGAGCAAGTGATTACTTTTTCTTGTCGCGCTGGACCAGATGGTCGTAGAGCGAGCCGGGCGACTTGTCGACGTCGCCAGTCGGGCGCTGATCGTCATCGAAATGCTCCGGCGGAATCAGGTTGCCGTTGCCGTCGCGAATCTCAGTCGGCGGAATTTTGGGAGCGGCCTCTTTTTCCTTGGCCATGGTGTGCTTACTCCAGCGCGAGTAAATCCCGCGGCTTGAGTCGCTTCTTTAGCATTAAATGCAGCAATGCGGCTACGGCGAAGGGAACGCGAGCCTCGTCCAGCGCCCAGCGCCGGGAGGTTCGCGCACCAACGCGAAACAGCTCGCCAGCGGCGACCTGAGTCATTTGCAGTCGCTCTAGCGCGGCTCGATATTGTTCGGCGGTCATCATGAATCACTTATCTAGGCCATTCTGTCAAAAAAGACAAGAATGGGCCGTGGGTTAAGGGGTTGTGGCAAATAAGGTTTGGGGCGGGCGATCCTGAGATCAACCCGCCCCGGCGGTTGGCGCCCGTGTTGTCAGTCTTTGTTTGGAAACCTTTCGGCGATGGAACTACAGAAGGCTTTCACCATCGGCGGATCGTCGTCGCGAACTTTCCGCAGGAAATCCGTCTGGCTCATGGTGAAGAAAATCTTCCGCGTCCACTCGCCCTCGGGATAGTTGGCCGGGTTGACGCCGGTCGCGCTGTACACGGTGTCGAGTTGGTCCATCGCGCGAAGACTGTCGAACTTGCTTGGACCGCACTTGTTGATGGCCAGTAGCAGGATTGCTGCAGATCGGCTGGCGACCTCTTCCTCTTTCTCCGAAGCAGAAAGCGCGTGGAGCGAGCTGGCAGCGAGCAAAGCTGCCGCCAGCATTATTTTGAATTTGGTCATTCCTGTATTCTCCATGGGTTAAGCGATCTTCCGCGACACGGCGGCGGCGACCGCGGTGTCGATCAGGGCGCGGTAGCGGTTGCGGCCTTCGGCGATTGACATCCAGCGCCAGTCACGGCCATCGCCGCGCCGGGCGATCCGCTCGACCGCGAACGAGAGCTTTAGCGCCGCGGCCAGTGACGTGAATTTGTCGCCCGGCTCGCGCGCTTGATCCTTGGCGATTCGGGCGTTGACGCGCCGCATCGTTTTCAGCATCCGCCGCAGCTTGGGTTCGTTGATGCCGTAGGTCTCGCGAAATTCGATCTCAGTGCCGATGAAGGTGGGATCGTTGCCGTCGGTGACGAAACCGTACATGCCGAGCCCGTCCAGCACCAAGCCAAGCAAATGTTTCGGCGTGCCGTAGCCCAAGAAAACATCGCCGTCGCTGGGGCAGCCGATCGGGTGTTCGTATTTCGGGTCGCGGCGCACGACGCGCGCATCGATATATTCGGCGCCGTAGCGGTTGATCGGCTCGATCAACAGCCCGTAGTCATTGTTCGGCGTCATGCGTTCTCCTGCTGCAATTCGCGGTTGATCAGGGTGCCGAGATCGGTGTCGGCGTTGGGCACCTTGATGCTCCAGACGTTGGCGATGTAGGGGCCGCCGCTGATTTTGATCTCCGGCAGCTCGACGCCGTAATCGGCGCAGACCTTTTTCGCCGCGGTGGTGTAGGTCTCGATCGACCAGTCCTTGTCGCAGAACACGAAGTCCGCTCCGAAGCGGACCTTGCGGGCGCCGGGCGCCGGGGCCTTGTGGTCATACGGCGCATAGACGCCCATCGAGCCAGTGGAGCCCGGCGAGGAAGCAAGCGCCGCCGATCCGTCCGGCATCAGCCACGACGAGTTCGAAAACGCCATGTCGATCATGCCGTCGAAGTTGCCGCCGGAGTAGGCCCCGGCCATCGCCTTGACCGCCTTGCTCGATGGACCGTCGGTCCAGCGGACATTGATCGAGGCACCGCCAGAGTAGACGTGTGAGCGCACCGAAAACTTGATGCCGGGGAAGGCCTTCTTGAGTGCTGCACGCACCAGCTTGGCGGTCTCGGCACAGGAGAGATATTCAGACACGGGATTCCTTTGCAGGTTGAGGCAGCAGTTTGCTGCGGGGGTTGAGGTCGATACCGAAAACGTGGCCGGGCTTGTCGCCGTTCTGCTGCCGATACCATTTCGGCGGCTTGTCGAACTGGACGATCATGCCGAGCCAGCCATATTCGGCGAAGTAGCGCAGCACCGTGCCCTTGCCCAAGCCGTTGCACAGCACCTTGATCTTTTCGCCGATCGCGGGCGGCGGCTTGTCGCCCGACCACTTGTAGGGGTCGAACTCATTCGCGAGCTTGCCGTCGCCTGACTTGCCGATCCAAATGGCTTGGGTCCACTGCGGCAGATGGGTGAACTCGTGGTAGTTTGGTTCGCGCAGTTCCATTTATTTGCCTTCCTGTGTTGCGACGTTCGACAGCATCAGGTTGATCCTGTTCTGCCAGTCGCGTAATTCGTCGCCATCGACCATGCGGGAGTTGAGCCGGATGGCGAGGATGGCGAGGTCGTTCAAGTCGATGCCGTCGAGCGCGTAGCTCTCGTGCGCCTTGAACCTGATTTGAGCGGCAGCCTGACCGGTGCCGACGATTTCAAGTGTTTTGCTCGGGACCATTATGCGTCGATCCGTTGCTTGCGGCTGGCGTCGGCGGTGTAGGCCGACAGCGGCTTATCCGCCTTGAACCAGCGGTCGCGCTCCATGCCGAGACCGAAGCGGCCCTTGGCGGTTTCCAGCTCGGAGCGCAGCACGTTGCCCAGCTCCGGCGAGCCCATGCCGAGGTCGCAGAGGCCGAACAGGCAATCCGGATCACCGGGGTCGGACTCGGTCAGCAGCCATGTGGCGGCTCCGGCCGGGTTGAACACCTTGAGCACCGGATTGTGGTCCGGCTCGCTCTCGCCAGCTTGCTGCGCCAGTCGGGTGGCGCGACCATTGGCGGCCAGTCGCGCCACAACGTCTTTGGTGAAAATCTTCATTCGGGTCCTTCTCTCTTTCAATCCTGATATAGGCCATTGTGGCCTATATGTCAAGGGGTCATATTTTCGGCGGCGGCGGGACGATGGTCACCTTCCACTCGCGACTGGCGCACAGGCTTTCGACCTGTGCCTTGCGCAGTTGCTGCTTGGGCGAGAACTCGATCGAGTCGGTGACCTGCAAAATTGTGTAGACGTTGGGCTCGGCGCCGGGCGCCTTGGGATCGAAATCACGAGCCCAGTTCGGCGTCGGGTAGGACAGCTTGATGGTTTTGATTTTACCGCTCATGTCAGTCGTGTCCCCGTTCGGCGCGATCGGCGCAGGCATCGCACTGGTAGCCCAGCGCGCGATCGGCTGGCGTCAGCCGGTTCTTCGCGCCGCAGTTGGGGCAGGGCAGGTTGCGCGGGTTGGTCTTGCTGGCGGCGCGCAAGGCAGACCGGCCGCCGGGATCGGCGAACTCGATTTCGCTGTCATAGTCCCGGTCGTAATAGTCGTCGTCGTAATATCGTGGCATGGGGGTCCTTTCTGCTTGCGCTCCCGATGTAGGCCATTGTGGCCTATATGTCAAGCCGTCATAGCGGCGATCTTGGCCAATCCGGCGGTGATGTTGGCGGTCAGCTTGGTGACCAGCTCGGGATGACCGTGGCCCAGCACCGCAAGTTCCGCGCACATTTCGGGCAGATAGACCTTGGCAAAGCGCGGGTTCATCTCCGCGACGTCGCTTGAGTTGTCGATCTCGTCGGACAGCTTGATCGAGGCGCCAGCGTAGGACGAGCCCGCCAGATGCGCCCGGAAGGCGGCCTTTCGGGCGGCCCGGTTGCCACCGGGGACGATGGGCTTGGTGACCTCCGCGACCAGCGCGGCGACGGCCGGGCCGAACGCGGCGGCCAGCTCGGCGCCGGTCGTCGCGGTATCCTCGACCACGTCGTGCAGGAAGGCGGCGGCGATCACCTCGGGGCCGAAGCCCAGCGCCGACAGCCGCACGGCAACCCGCTTGGGATGCTCAATGTAGGGCTCGCCGGACCATTTACGGAACATGCCCTCGTGCGCCTTGGTGGCGAACGCGAGGGCTTTGGTAACTAGGTAGTGGGTCATGGCTTACTTTCCTGACAACCTCAATATAGGCCATTCCGGCCTATATGTCAAGGGGTCGTATTAGCCATCGGATCGGATGGCGCGGGCGGCCTTGTCGAGCACGCGGCTGTCAGCCGCCCAAACTTTCGCAGCGTTCTTGTCCTGCCAATTGCCGATCAGGTGGTCGGCCTTCTCGGCGCAGATCACCGACAGGGTGTTGACAACGTGCGTCAGGCCGTGACGGTCGATCAGCGCTTCAAGTTCGGTTTCGAGATTGTCGGTCACGAGACCACCGCCTCCGCCAGATCGCGGGCGGACAGGCCGTACAGGCCGCCGGTCTTGACCGACCGGAACACGGTCGATTGGCCCTTCCGGCCGCGCACCCGGCAGCGATCGACGACGAACTCGTCGAGCAGGATTCCGGAGAACGAGAGCGGTTTCGGCAGCTTGATCTTGGCGCCAACCTTCAAGCCGCGCTTGGCGGCCTTGGCCTTGGACATCGCCAGCGAGCGCTCGCGGTAGTCCCGCGCCGATCGCAGGCTCGAATACTCCGGCTCCGGTCCGATCGGATCGCGCAGCGGCGAGGCCGCGGCGATGATCGAGGGCGCGCACTCGCAGCCGTAAGGACCCATGGCTTCATCCATGTCCTTGTAGCCGAAGTTGTGGCCGTCCTTGGCCTTTGGCACGCTCCGGATGCTGAACACGAGGATTGCGCGCACCATGCCGTCGGCGTCGGGGACATAGACCTTGCTGTCCGGCTCATGATATTTCGCGACGATATGGACCGCGTTGATCGTGGCCGAGGCGACGACGAAACGCTGTGCCATAAAGGCGGGGCCTAGCTCGCGCGTGATCGCGTCGATCGCCTTGATGCCCTTCGGCTTGTGATAGAAGGTCCAGCCCATTTCATTGCTCCAGTGTGATCACGCGGGGGAAGGCGGCGACCACCGCCTTCAATTCAGCGTCAGACATGTTGAGAGCGATCGCCGCTTCCAGCGCCCGATACAGTTTCGGGATTGACAGCATCGGGATTTGGAACCCGACGACGGCGCGGTTGATCCGCGCCTCTGCCAGTTTCTTTGCACTCGGTTTTCTGGCCATCGATCAGCTCAGCGCCGTGAGGACGTTTTCGACGATGGCGTAGTTGACCGGCTCGTCACTCTCGACCGCGCGGGTTTCGCGCACCGCCAGCCAGCGCATTGAGAGGTCGCCGACGTAGCGCTCTGCCTCTTCCTTGGTGGCGAAGCGCAGCGCGTTGCCTGCCCACTTGCCGCTGCTATCAGCGATCACTTCCGATTTCCAAGACATTCGGGTCCTTTCGAGGTTCCCGGAACCGCGACTACCGCGGTCCCTGCAAGTTCAAGCTAGGCCATTGTGGCCTATACGTCAAGAGGTCGTATTACGATTTTTTGGCAAACAGGGCCGCCATGCGCTTGCTGGAGTCGATCCGCTTGAGCACTTCGGCCTTCGGCAGGAACCGCACGTCGGGATAGTTGTAGGCGTCGCCATAGGGCAGGTGGATCAGGCAGGACTTCTTGCCGTCGCCGAGCATGTAGGAGGCGTAGCCGTCGGCGATCGGGAAGCTGGCGATCTCGCCGGTGCGCTTGCCGTTGTAGCCGTTGGCCAGCAGCCACGCCTTGAGCTTGACGCTATGCTCGTCCTCTGCCGCCATGACCTTGTCGCGGTCGTAATTGGCGTAGTCATATTCCGGCGCCGGGATCGGGCTTGAGTAGACTTTCATTTTCATTTTTCCTTTCAGTTTCTACGAGCTTTCGTGCAAGATGGCGGAGGCAAGGTGCGGATAGGCGCGGCGGGGCTCGGCCGGGTTTTGGCGAGGCTAGGCAGGCGAGGCTTTAGGTGGGCTCGCCGCCGCCGCCCCACGGGTCGGGTCAGTCCAATCGCGAACCGCTAAAGGCCTTGACGCCGAGTTCTTCGCGCAGCACCGCAGCCATCGCGTTGGCGCAGGCTTCCTTTCGCTCGACCGACTGATTGAAGGCGTTGATCCAGATTTGGACGCCGCCACCGTAGGCCTTGCTGGCGAACTTGTTCTTCTTGAGCCAATTCGCGAACGCGCAGTTGCCGGGAGAGACCGTGACCCAAGCAAAGCCGCACATGCCCTCGGGCACGCGCCACTGCTGCACCACCACCGAGTTGTCATTGAGCGGCGACGCGCGCTGTTGGACGATCATCGGGCAAGGCATCGCGGCCTCACCGGCGGCCTTGCCCGCCGCGGCGGCCTTTGCGTAAGCCACCTCGAAAGCCGCGTACTTGATCTTGCGGGCTTCCGATTCTGCCGCGATCTTTTCGCGGAGGCTTCCATACTCGGACATGGGGTCCTTTCGTTTTTCCGGGGCCGCGACCATCGCGATCCCTACAGGTTCAATGTAGGCCATTATGGCCTATATGTCAAGAGGTCGTATCAGTAATAACGGGCAGCAAACCAAGTTCCGGTCCGGGCGCGGTATTCGTGGGCCAGCTCGGCGCGGTAGGCGAGCACCGCCTCTTCAAGGCTGGCCGTGGCGTAGAGCGCGTAGAGCGCGGCTTCGAGGGCGGCGAGGGTCATCACGGCGTGTTTCATGGTTGGGGCTTTCCGGGAACCGGCGCTAATCGCCCGTTCCCAACAGGCCTAATGTAGGCCATTTCGGCCTATACGTCAAGAGGACGTATATCACGGTTCCGTGATGTCGATTTCGGAACTATCGAAGCCAGTCCATTCCGGCGCCCGCGGGCTGTCGAAACCGGGAGCCTCTTCGCCCTCGCGCTCGTCGCCGAACAAATCGGCCAGCGCGGCCCCGGCGCCGATTTCGATTTTGCCGATGCCGTCGTTGCTGACGGCATAGCTGCTGCCCATGTCGGGGTTCTTGCCGATCATAAATTGCGCGTACTTGCGCGCGCCCTTGAGCGTCTTGAATGACTTCACTTTGCGGTAGCCGTCGACGCTGGAATATTTGACCTTGATCACTTCACACTTCCTCCTGTTGCGGGCTCAATAATCTTTGCCCGGTTGACGATGGTTTGCTTTTCGCCGTTGTACTCGGAGTGCTCCTTGACCGTGGCGCGCAGCGTGAACCGCTCGCCCTTTTCCGGAGAGAACACCGAGGACTTGGTGACGATCGCGTTGCCGTCGGCGTCGCGCATGGTGACGATCCAGACCGTTTCCATGGCGCCGTAGCCGCGGAACGCGGGCCGGGCGAAAGAGGCGACCCGGTCGACCGTGACCGCGACATCGAACCGCTTGCCGACCGTGCCGACATGGTTGGATGCGGCGGCCACGACCGCCCGCGCCTCGATCCGCTCAACCGCAGCGAGGACCGCGGCCTCCTGTTTTTCGCTGATGTCGTTTTTCGCCAGCGCCCGGCCCATCACGTCGCCGATGAACTCGTTGGCCATGTGAGGCGCCGACTTGGCGATCAGCTCGGCGTGCGCGGCGCGGAAGGCTTCCGCATTGGCCGCGGCTTCCGCGGCGGCCTTGTCGGCCTTGGCCTTGGCGGCGGCGGCGCGCTTGGCGTCCGCCTTGGCCTTGCGGGCGTTCAGCTTCGCCAGTTGCTCGGCCGAGTAGAGCTTGACGGTTTCAGTGCCGCAGGACCCGCGGCCACCGCAATCGTAGCAGGTGTAGCCGGTGTGGCGCCAAGCCTCGGAGCCGCCAGCGCCACCGCACCGCCTGCACAGCCGGGCGCGAACGATGTAGGCGGCGCCCTTGGCGTCGAGCGCGTGCGGGCCGTGATGTTCTTGGCCGTGGCGATTGAACAGCGTCATCAGGTTTCCTTTCAACCCTGATGTAGGCCATTTCGGCCTATACGTCAAGGGGTCATATCAGACTTTTCGCACATGATACCAACCCACTGAAAGCGTGGAGGAATTTGCGATGCCAATGAAACCGAAGCCGGGCGAAAGCCAATCAGAGTTCAGCGCGAGGTGTGTGCCCGAGATGATCGGCACCGGCGACAGCAAGCGTCCGCAGGATCAGGCGGTCGCGATCTGTCTCGACATCTGGCGCAACAAGGACAAGGCCCTGACCAAGCAATGCACGCCGGAAGATGACGAAAGCCAAGAGGACTTCATGGATCGTTGCATGGCCGAAGATGGCGACGAGGACGCCTGCCAACTGGCATGGGAGGAGCGCACTGGCGCCCGCGCGGTGCTGCACAAGACCCACGTCTCCGAAGGCAACGGTCTCGAATTTGTGTTGTCCGACGCGACGCCGGATCGGATGGGCGATGTGATCGAGGCCGAGGGTTGGGATTTGGAAAATTTCAAGAAAAACCCGGTGGCGCTGTTTAATCACCGCAGCGATTTCCCGATCGGCACATGGCGCAATTTGCGGACCGTCAACGGCGCACTGCGCGGCCATCTGCAGCTCGCCAAGAAAGGAACGTCGGCCCGGATCAACGAGATCATCTCGCTGGTCGAGCAGAACGTGCTGCGCGCCGTGTCGGTCGGTTTTGTGCCGAAGCAATCCGAGCCGCTGACCAAGAACGGCGACGGTCTGCGCTTCAAGCGAACCGAACTGGTCGAGACCTCACTGGTCGCGATCCCGGCCAATCCGAATGCATTAGCGATTGCAAAGTCGCTCAACATCTCCCGTGACACCATCGACAGGGTCTTTGCCGAGCAAGGCAACAAAAAAGACCTAAGCGTCGTCGGTCGCCGCGGTTCGAACGGCGGGCAAGCCGAAACGTCTCCTGTCAGAAAGAACAGGACAATGTCACCCCTCACGAAAAGAATACAGGAATGCGAACAGCGGCTAGTCCAATTGCGCGATCAGTTGATGGCGCATCTGGAAGCGGTTGACGATGCCAACGTCACCGACGCCGATCTCGAAACCACCAAGGAAATCAACAAGAGGATTGCCGATCAGGACGAACTCTACACCACGCTGAAGCAATCCGAACTCCGGGCGGCGAAATCCATCGAAGACGATGAGCATCAGCCGACCCACAGCGTCGTCCTCCGGAACGGCGAGCGTCGGCCGTTCAGTCTGCCGCCGAAGAAGTTGGAGCCGCTTGAGTTTCTGGTTCGGGCGGGCACCGTTCGCGCGATGGCGCGCTCGATGAACGTCTCGATCGACGAAGCCCGCCAGAAAATCTATGGCGACGACGAAGCCACCAAGGCGGTTTGCGACCTGACCCTGAAAGCGGCATCCGCTCCGGCGATGACCACGGTCTCGGGCTGGGCCGCGGAACTGGTGCAGCAGATTGTCACCGATCTGATGCCGACCCTGCTCCCGGCTTCGGTTTTCCCGTCGCTGTCGGCGCTGGGGCTGAAGCTCAGCTTCGGGCGCAATGGTCGGATCATCATTCCGACCCGCAATCTGACCCCCACCGTCGCCGGATCGTTCGTCGGCGAAGGCGCGCCGATTCCGGTGCGTCAGGCGGGGTTCGCCAGCCAGACGCTGACGCCCAAGAAAATGGCCGTCATATCGACGTGGACTAGGGAGATGGATGAGCACTCTGTGCCCGCCATTGAAGGACTGCTGCGTGACGCCATTCAGCAGGACACCGCGGTCTCGATCGACACCGTCTTGCTCGATGTCAACCCAGCGACCGCGATTCGGCCGCCCGGTCTGCGCAACGGCGTGTCTGGTCTGACACCCACGCCGATCACGAACGGGGCCTTCGCTGCCCTCGTCGGCGATCTCAAGCAACTGAGCGGCGCCATTCTGACGGCCACCAACGGAAACATCCGCAACATGGTCTTCATCATGAACCCGCAACAGGCGCTTTCGATCGGGTTCATTCAGCCGCCGAATCCGTCCGGGCTGTTCCCGTTCCGGGAGGAAATCAACGCGGGCAAACTGAATGGCAGGCCGCTGATCCAGTCCGGCACGGTGCCGCTTGGCACAGTGATCTGTCTTGATGCGGCCGACTACGTCTCGGTCGCGGGCGATGCTCCGCGGTTCGAGATCAGTGATCAGGCCACGCTGCACATGGAAGACACCAACCCGCTGCAGCTCGCCTCGGTTGGCACTCCGCCAGTTGTAGCAGCTCCGGCCATGTCGATGTTCCAGACCGACTCGCTGGCGTTGCGGCTCATTCTGCCGCTGAACTGGACGATGCGGCGCTCCGGCGTCGTGGCGTGGATCGCTGGCGTTACTTGGTGAGTTGACAAACCCGAAGCCCGGCCGCGCGCCGGGCTTCACCCCTTCAACTCTACAGACACCCGAAAAGGAACATCCTATGGCGGACCCAAAAGACCCAAATGCACAGAACCGTGAGCAGGCGACCGCGCACGCCAAAGAGCAGGTCAAGCAAAGCGCCGAAGCAAAAGCCAAGTCAGTCGAGGAGGCCTATGCCCATCAGGGAAGGCCAACCCCGACGCAGGAGGAAAACGATCTCGCTGCGCTCGGCGTGCCGTTTGAACAGCACGAGGATGACGGCAGCGGACCGCAGCCGGAATTTCGGATGCAGGTCACCCGGCAGTCGGAAGCGGCGAAGCCGTCGAGTGGCGGCTACGCCACGCGAGCCTCGACGCCAAAGCCAGCGACGACAACCTGAATGGGTTTGCTGTCGCGGATATTTCGCCCGCTCCTGACCAAGGGCGAGGGCGAGGTCAATCCCGGCCCCTACTATCTCCCGGTGACCGGCGGGTGGTTGCCCGCCGGATCGCCGTGGAATTGGTGGCAGGAAGGCACCGTCCCTCAAACCGGGCTCGATAGCTCGGCGATGGTCGAGGCGTGTTTGTCGGCCTATGCGCAGACGGTGGCGATGTGCCCCGGTGATCATTGGCGGCTGAACAAGAAGAACGGTCGCGATCGCGTCACCAATTCGGCGCTGGCGCGCATCCTGCGCTACCCGAACAGCTACCAGTCGCCGTCAGACTTCATGCTGAACCTGACGCGCTCGCTGTACTCGGAAGGCAATGCCTACGCGCTCGCCCTGCGCAACGACCGCTTTGAGATCGATGAATTGCATCTGATGGACCCGCGCCAGAGTCATCCGCAGATCGCGGTCACCGGCGATGTATTTTATTATCTCGGCGGCAATTCCGTCATCGACAGGCAGGTCAAGGAACAACTGCTGGTGCCGCAGCGCGACGTGCTGCATGTCAGGCTGAACGCGACCCGGCGCCGCTATCCATTCCCACTCGTTGGCGACACTCCGGTCGGAGCGGCGCTGCAGGACATCGCGGCGTCGACGGCGATGACAGCGCAACAGCTTGCGTTCTACTTGAACCAAGCGAGACCTTCGTTCGTGCTCGGCACCGACCTCGTACTCGACAAGGATCAATTGCAGTTTGTTCGTGACCGCTGGGACGAGCAATCAAAAGGCCTCAAGCAGGGCGGCACGCCGATCCTGACGGCGGGGCTCAAACCATTGCCGCTATCGACGGCGCCCAAGGATGCCGAGCTGGCCGAGGTCATGAAGATGACCGAGCAGCGCATTGCGCTGGCGTTCCGGGTGCCGCTGCAAATTCTTGGCATTGGTGGCGCGCCGTTTGGATCGACCGAGGCGCTGATGCAGTCGTGGGTCGCCTCCGGCCTCGGCTTTGCGCTCAATCATATCGAGGACGCTTTCGGCCTGCTGTTCAATCTCGACGGCCAGCCCGACGAGTATGTCGAGTTCGATACCAAGGCGCTGCTCCGATCTGCATTCAAGGACCGCATCGAAGGTCTGGCGCGCGCGGTGCAGGGCGGCATCTTCTCGCCGAATGAAGCGCGGGCCTCGGAGAGTTTGGACGAGGTCAAGTTTGGTGACGAACCCCGCGTCCAGCAACAGGTGGTTCCGCTGTCGGCTGCCGCCGCTATTCCCGCGGCACCAGCGTCGCCGGGCGCACCACCTCAACCACCGGGCGCCGCGACAGAGAAGCCGCCGCCAAAGCTGCCACAGCCGCCCACTTCGGCAAAGGACTACAGCGATGTCGTTGCCAGCGAATATCGAGCCCTTCTCGCCCGCGCAGACCATCATGACCGAAGCAACCCTTGACGCGCTTCGCGATGCCCTCGGGCAGGTAATTTCGTCGAGTCGCAAGCAGTGGACGCGCGAGCGCGAGCTGATGGAAACGCAGGGCAAGCTCACGATCGCCGAGCTGCGTGCGCAGATCGTCGAGCTGCGCGCCATGGTCGAGAAAATGGTTGGCGACCGACTGTCCGAATTGCGCGACGGGGCGACTGGTCCGGCCGGTGAACGCGGTGAGCGCGGCGAACGTGGCCTGCAGGGCGAGATCGGCAAGGCGGGTCCGGCTGGCCAGCCCGGACCGCTCGGGCCGCCCGGCTTCGCCGGACCACCCGGCCCAATCGGCGAGCCCGGCAAGGACGGCAAGGATGGCAAGGATGGTGAGCCCGGCCCCGCTGGCGAGCCCGGCAAGGATGGTGAGCCCGGCCCCGCCGGTGAGCGCGGTCCCATTGGCGAACCCGGTCCTGCTGGTGAACCCGGCGCGGCCGGACCGATCGGACTTACAGGCGAACGCGGTGAGCGCGGCGACGTCGGTGAGCCCGGCCCCGCTGGCGAACCCGGATCGCCCGGTGTTCCCGGATCACCCGGTGTTCCCGGTGCAACCGGACCGATCGGACTTACAGGCGAGCGCGGTCTGCCCGGCGACGTCGGCGAACGCGGCGAACGCGGCGAGAAGGGCGACCACGGCGAGCAAGGATTGAGCATCAAGGGCGAGCGCGGCGAACGCGGTGAACGTGGCGAGCGCGGTCTGCCCGGCGAGATCGGAAAAATGGGACTACGTGGCGAGCCGGGGGTACCCGGAGCACGCGGTGAGCCGGGCCAGCCCGGTGAGCGGGGCGAGCGCGGCCTGATGGGAGCGCTCCCGCGCGTCAAAATCTGGGAGCCCGGTGTTCACTACGCCAACGACGTGGTGACCGATGGCGGTGCCACCTATCAGGCGGTGCGCGACACGGCGGACGCGCCGGTCAGCAGCAAGGACTGGGTTTGCATCGCGCGCGCAGGCGCGGATGGTGAGGACGGGCGCTCGCCGGAAATTTGCGGCCTGTTCAAGGACACCACGACTTATCGCAAGCTGAGCATCGTGGCGCTCAACGGCGGCAGCTTCATCGCCAAGCGCGACAATCCGGGACCATGTCCGGGCGACGGGTGGCAGTTGATTGCCTCGCAGGGCAAGAGCGGCCCGAAGGGCGAGCGCGGTGAACGCGGCCTGCAAGGCACCTCCGGCATTCCGGTGACGATCATGAAATGGCAGCTCGACCGCGACAACTACATCGCGGTGCCAGTCATGTCGGACGGCCGCGAAGGCCCGCCGCTGGAGCTGCGCTCGCTGTTCGAACAGTTCCAGATGGAGGTGAGGTGAGCGCATGGCGGATGTCAGCGTAAAAATTCTCACGCCAGCGGACAGCTTCGCACTGATGACGCTCGCCGAGCTGAAGACAGCGCTCGGCGCGCCGACCGGCACTCCGGCCACCGACGATCAGTGGACATGGATAATCGAAGCCAACTCGGCAACGATCTCGGAGTGGTGCAATCGGGTATTCGCCAAGGAAGAAGTCGAAGAGACGTGGCGCTGTCTTGGCAGCCGCCGGGTTTATCTCTCGCATTGGCCGGTCCTCGCGGAAGACATTGTGAGCGTCACGACCAACGGCGAAGACCGGATTGATTATGAGCTGGAGGAAGCCTCCGGCAAGCTGTCGATCTTCACCGCCCGTAACGAGCCGATCATCGTGCATTACACCGGCGGCTATAAATTGCCCGATGATGCGCCGCTGGCGCTCAAGCAAGCCCTGACCCTGATGGCGGCGTCGTGGAAGGCGCAACTGGCGATGGTTCAGGTCACCGGCGTTCGCATGATCTCGCACAAGGAAAGCCGCGTCATGTTCCACACGCCGACCTTGGGCGGGACCGCCGCCAATCGCCTCGGCGTGCCCGCGTCGGTCGAGGCCGTGCTGTCGGCCTTCACCCGGTACTGGGTCTAAAGAGCCCCATGCCATTCGAGATCACCGTCGACGCCGACGGGGCGCTGAAGCAGCTCGACGAGATTGCGCGGCGATTGGCGGATTTAGAACAGCAAACCTCGAACACCTTCCTCGTGTGGCAGCGGGACGACCTGCATCGTCACTTCCCGAAGGTTGAAGGCAGCGGGCTGTCGGTCTCGACCACGATTTATCCGCGGTCGCGATTGCGCAGGGACAAGCCCGAAGCTCGCAAATCAGTTCGCAGGCGAGCCCGCATCGCGGCCGGGCGGCCGGGCGGTCACCACCGGCCGATCCTGCGCCCGGAATTATTCCAGCAACTGCGAGACCGCATGGTGGAAATGTGCGGGGAGGCCATGACATGGCTGTAAATTTTTCGACGCTGGTCTATCTGCCGAATTACGACATGTTTGCGCGCCCGATCACTGTGATGCCGCTGGCCTCGCAGATGGGACTGCCTGCCTACACCGCGCGCGGCATTTATGGCACCCGACCGATCGACGTGCAGGCGGAAGACGGCTCGATCGTCTCCGACGCGCAAACCATCATCGATGTGCGCGACGAGGAATTCGCGGTGATCCCATCGCAGCTTGATCAAATCCACGTCCCGGCCGATCCCGATGGCGGCCCCGACCTTGGCATCTACGAGGTGATCAACGTCGAACCTAACGGAGGCGGTGAAACCACATTGGTGGTGCGCAAGGTGTTGACGGCGCGGCCATCATGAACGCGATGCCGCCCACCATCACGGAGGTCCAAAGTTTCAGCTTTGTGATCCGCGACGTGTTTTTCGACAAGCTGGTCGGCACGCCATTCTTTGCCGGATTCACCGCGCGCAAGAACAAGGCGCTGCAAATTCAGGCGGCGCAATTGCCGTATCTCGGCGTCTACTTTGTCAACGAGGACATGACGCCGGACGGCGATCTGAACGCGGGCGAAATTCGCTTCACGCATCTATTGAAGCTCGGGTTCTCGGTCATCGTCGTCAACAACGATCCGGTGGCCTGCGAGGCCAAGCTCGATCAGGCGTTCTGGACCATCATGAACACGTTGTGGCGTGATCCCTACCTGACGAACTTCTTCGACACCCGCTCCTATCCCGGCGGCATCGGCACCCCGGACAATGTCCGCATCGAAGGCGTCTCGCGCGGAACGCGACGGCATGTCTACGGCAACGCCGGGCTCAACAACGAATTGCCGATCGGCGAAATGCAGTACGACGCCACCGTGAAGTACGGCGCCGACTACGCGCCGATCATCACCGACGATCTGTTGCAAATCGGTGTGCGGACCGGCGTCAAGGCGGGCGACACCGCAGACGAAATGGCTCAGCGGCTCCAGACCGGAGCGGAATATCTATTCACGGCGGCGCAAACCAAACGAAAGGACGAGGACCATGACGAACAATAATCAGAACAACCAGAATCAGAACAACCAGACCCCAGTCGATCCGCGCGCGAAGCTGCGCGAGGCACGCCAACGCCGATTACGGGTCGTTGCGGAAGGTCGTTCCGCGACGATCAAGGTATGGGCTGCCAACGAGACCATGCGCGAAGTGCTGCGGCACGCCAACGGGACACGCTTCCGCGACACCATCGATCAGGCGGTCGAGTGGCCCAACGACAGCTTCACCGCGCGTCGTATCGCGGATGGCTCGGTGCGGACCGATGGTCCGGGCTCCGGCGATGCAGCTCCGGATGATCCGTCGCTCAATGCCCGCGAACAGGCTGCGGCCCGCAGAGGAAAGGTCGAGCCGAAGGATAATGGTTCGAAATCAAAATCGCAGCAGCAACCGCCGCCCGCGGCCTAGCCGCGCATCGGCTCTGCTTCAAAACCAACAACCCAATAGGAGTAAACCCAAATGCCAATTAGCTTTGCCAACATACCTGCCGACTGGAGGCTCCCGCTTTACTGGGTCGAAGTCGACCCATCAAAGGCTGGTCTCTGGACCATTCATCAGCCCGCGCTGCTCGTCGGCATCAAGCTAACGACTGGCGTCGCTCTGCCGGATGTCGCCATTCCGATCGGGACGCAGGCGCAGGCCGACAAACAATTCGGCGAAGGCTCGATGCTTTCGAACATGTTCGCTGCGTTCTTCGCCAACAATTTTGCGAATGAGGTTTGGGGACTGCCGGTCGCGGAGCCGGTCGCGGGCGTCGCGGCTTTCGGCACGATCACGCCGACGGCGGCCGGGAGCCATGAGGCTGGCACCATCGATCTTTACATCGGAGGCCACCATCTGCCGGTCAACATCGGGGCGTCCGATACGATTGCCGCGATTTGCACGGCGATTGCGGCGGCGATCAATGCCGAGTTTGATTTCCCGGTGAGTGCGGTTGCGACCGCGACCGCGGTGACGGTGACGTGCAACTGGAAGGGCGCCAGCGGCAACGACATCACCATGAGCGACAGCTACTACGGGCGCATCGGCAGCGAAGAACTCCCGACCGGCATCACCATGACCTATTCCGGCTTGGGCATGCTGAGCGGCGGCGTTGGTGTTCCGGTGTTCACCAATGCGATTGCCAATCTCGGCGAGAAAATTTTCGAGTATGTGGCGCTGCCATGGACCGATTCGACGACGCTGCTGGCGTGGGAATTGGAATACGGCTTCACCGACACCGGACGATGGGGCTGGATGCGTCAACTCTTTGGTCACATCTTCTCGGCGAAACGTGGCGACTACCCGACATTGATCACATTCGGTGCAACCCGCAACAGCGGGGTCACCTCGATCATGGCCGTCGAGCCAGCATCGCCATCGCCGAATTATGAGTGGGCAGCCGCCTACGCTGCCAAGGCGCAGCGCGCTCTGATCAACGATCCGGCGCGACCGCTGCAAACGCTCGAACTCACTGGCATTTTGACCGCGCCGCTCTATCAGCGCTTCAACCGGCCGGAGCTGAACACGCTGGCTGGCACGGGAATCGCGACGCAGGAAGCCGACGCCAATAATCTGCCGATGATCCTGCGAGAGACCACGACCTATCAGCTCAATCTGTATGGTCAGGGCGACGATGCCTACGAGCTGGTGACGACGCTGGCGACGCTGGCGCGGCTGCTGCGCAATCAAAAGCAGGCGATCACGTCGGCCTTCCCGCGGCACAAGCTCGCCGATGACGGGACGCGGTTCGGTCCGGGTCAGGCCATCGTCACGCCGAGCCTGATCAAGGCGGAGCTGGTCGCGGAATACCGGGTCGACATGTTCAACGGTCTGGTGGAGAACATCGCCGCCTTCAAGTCCAACCTGCTGGTTGAGCGCGACATCAACAACCCGAACCGCGTCAACGTGCTGTATCCGCCCGATCTGATCAACCAGCTCCGGGTGTTTGCCGTGCTGGCTCAGTTCCGCCTGCAGTACAACCGCGGTGTCGATGCCAGCATCACCGGTCTTCAGATCGCCGCGGGCGGCGGGGCGTAATAGCCCCACGTCGCTCTTTCCCCAACTTCAAAACACACAGGAGTAAATCAAGATGGCACAAAAATTTGCCGGAATTGCCTTCCTGCAGGTCGCTGGAAACCAACTGCGGTTGCGCGGCAACTTCACCGTCAGCTCGTCGCCGATCGAGCGGACCATGATCGCCGGACAGGATGGCGTTCACGGGTTTCAGGAGCTGCCGCGCGTGCCCTACATCGAGGGCGATATTTCGACCACGCCGGATATGCAGCTCGAAAATCTGGATGGCATGACCGACGTGACCGTGGTCGCCCAGCTCGCCAACGGCCACACCTATTCGCTGGTCGGTGCGGCATGCAAAGCCGCGCTGGAGGCCAACACCCGTGACGGTCAGGTGCGAGTCCGCTGGGAGGGAATCTGGTGCGAGGAAATCCTCGGCAGCTCGCCGCCAACGCTCACCGAGCAAACCAACATCCAAACGGCTGGCGTCGCCTTCTGATCAGCGTTGCCTTTTGATAGCGTGGAGAGAACATGAACAAACCAGACAAGAGAGAAGGTTTCGTCGCCACCGAGCCAGTCGATGACGAGAAGCCAACTGGCCCGGTGATCGACCACGAGTCCGCTCCGAGCGAGCCGGTCGCGGAGACGTGGCCGATCAAGGTGCGGCTGTTGCACAAGCCGGTGCGCGGTCCCAAGGGCGACATGGTGAAGGAGCTGTCGTTTCGTGAGCCGACCGGCGGCGACATCAACCGCTACGGCAATCCGTGTCACATCGATCAGAATGGCGACGTGATTATCATCGATCGCAAGATGACGACGATGATTGCCGTGCTCTCGGGCGTCTTACAGCCGTTCATTGAGATGATGGACCCGCGAGACTGGAATTCGTGCGCTTATCGGTTGCGCGGTTTTTTTCTTCCCGATCCGGCGGCATGGTAGGAAACGATCTGGTTCTCGATTGCTACCGGCTGGCGCGGTATTTTCACGTCTCGCCAACAGTCTTCCTTGAGATGGGCTTGACCGAGGTTGACGTCCACATGGCGAGGACCGGTGAGCTTGCGCGCATAATGGAGCAGGAACGAGCAGCTTCAGACGATGGCTGAAATTATGCACCGCTTTAATCTGCGGAGAATGAAAAATTCCTGACTTTGAAGAACTAAAATTATCCGTCAACCTCGTCGACAATGCGTCGGCGGGGCTGGCCAACATTCGCACTCAGCTCACGCAACTGACTCAGACGGCAGGTCAGGTGACGACCGCCTTCGGCAATGTGGCGACAAGCGTGCAGCGGGCTGGCACGGCAACGGCGCAGGCGGCGCCGCAAGTCACGAGCGTGGAGAGGGCGCTCAAGGATTTGAGCCGTTCGGCCGAGGAGACGACCCGCGGCATGCTGCAGATGGGCCTCGCGGCGCGGCGCGGCTTAGAGGCGTTTCCGGAGCTTGCGCTTGGCTTCCGCGAGGCGAGCCAAGGTTTGAAGGGCGTCAATGAAGGCATGGCCGCGCTCGCGCCCGCAACGCGATTGGCGGTTGTTGGCCTTGGTAGTCTTGCCCTTGGCGTCGCGGCTGTCGGTGCCGCCTTCGCGGCCTATGGCATCTCGGTATTCAAGTTCTCACGCGAGGTGTTCCAGCTCAGTCAGACCGCGAGAGCGCTGGGCATGACCTATGGTCAATTGAAGGACATCACCACGCAGAATGAAGCGCTTGGCATCTCCGCCGAAACCACGGCTGCGCAGCTTGGCCGGATGCAGGAGGCATTGGTCGATCTCAATCTGAACGGTTCGAAGCTGCGGCAATCCTTGCTTGGGCAGGGACTCCCGGCGAACTGGCTTGATCGGTACACGCTGGAAACCGATGCGATCAAGCGACAGAACATGGCGCGACAGGCGCAGATCGACCTCAACGAATACTGGCTCAAGCAGGGCAAAGCGCCCGAGGTCGCCCGCGGCATAGCCAACCGGCTCATGGGGCAGTTGGGCCAGTCCACAAATCTGATGGACCTCCCGGCGGCGAAACCACCAACCAAGGAAATGCTGGAGGAGGCCGACAGAATCGAAAAGCTGAGCCGCAGCATCGCTCTCCAGTGGGCGGAAATTTACAAGAAGGCCTCCGACATCAAGGATGAAATTCTGGCGTGGGGCCTGCCGCAGGTGTCGGCGGCATTGGACAAACTGGGTCCGAATTTCGACAAAGTAAAAAGCGTGCTGCACGAGATGCAACCGATCTTGGACAGCATCAAGGGAAGTCTTGAAGGCATTGGGCAAGCGGTCGATGCGATCATCAAGTTCGAAAAAATGCTCCCCGAGCGCTATCACAAGGACCCGATCGGCGCGGCGGCAACCGACCTTGGCGCATCGGGGCTTCTTCTCAAAGGGGAGAGACCGGACAAACTGCGCGAAGAACGATTAGAGCGATTGAAGGAAGCGCAGCGTGAGAAACTGCTTGGGTCTCACGCAGAGCAGTTGAGGGGCGGCTATAGGCCGATCTCATTCGGCGGCGCCAACGACAATGTCGAGGGGTTCGGCGGCGGCAGTGGCAGTGGTGCTGCACAAGAGATCATCAAGGGCGGCGTGTACGATGCGCTGGTTCAGTTCTACGGCTTTCTCCAAACCGGCGGCGCGGGGAAAGGTGGCTTTCAGGCGGCCTCGTTTGGCGGCTCGGCAGGCGCAGCCGCGGCAGGAGCGGGCACGCCGGACGCATGGAGGGGCGCTCTGAGCGGTGGTGGCGGCGGTGGTGGTGGTGGCGGCGGCGGAGCTGCAGCGGGTGCTGGTGGTGGTAGCCCGGCGCAAGGAGACCTTGAACAATTCATGCCGGGTTGGGCGAAGAAAGGCGGCGGCGGGCTTGGTGGCAAGGCTGGAACGGCGCCGGGCGGTCGTCGTCCGGCAGAGACGAGCAGCGAGGCGATAACTGGCGCGCAGGGCGGTGACGCCAGCGGGAGTTTAGCTGCGCAACGCCAGCAACACATCAAGGAGCTGCAAGACAATCCTAAACTAAGGGACTTTGCAATCGACGCCATGCAGCATGAAGGCGGTGTCCAATCCAATTTGGAGCAACTGTTTAACTACGCCAGCATGCACGGCATGACGATAAATCAGGCATTGCATTCTGGACAATATGGTCCCGTCAAACACCACATGGTCAGCGGGAGGATTTCAGAAGCTCAGAGGAGCAGGGGGATAGCGGCGCTCGAAAAGGTGGGAGCCGGATCAAACATTACCGACTACGCGACCGATCAAGGTATGGCGGGCGATCCTAACTTCGCCAAGTACATGGGGAACAGAGCCTACTACAACATGCACAAGGTTCAAGGTGCGTGGTTCTCATACCATGGAGAGCAAGGTCGCCGTTGGGCTACGCGGCAGCGCGAGCGTGATCTGGCTGCCGCCAAGAGCACCGAGTCGCGTGATGGTCCGCCCCAAGTTGCGAGCCTCGATCCAAGTCAGGTTGGAACGACGCGGCCGAGTCTTACCGCCGAGTCGCTGAAAGAGGCTGGAGAGCGGATACAGCGGCGCCGCGAAAATTATTTCAGCCCCGAGTCGATGGCCGGGCACTCCAGCGCCTTCTCGGGAGGACTGCCGCAAGACAACAGCCTGTTGTCGCCGAGGTCTTACGGCGAGCCGCGTCTGCGTGTTGATCGAGGGGCGATCGACCGCAGTGCCATCGATCGGCAGAACGGCGCCAGCATCAACTCGACCGGCAAATTAAGCGTCGATGTCAGCGCGCCGCCGGGCACCAAGGTCGATTACAACGGCAACAATCTGCTGCGGGCCACTTCGATGCAGCGGCAGACGACGATGATGCCAACCGACACCGGTCCCAGCACGGCCGATACTGCGCGCAGCTATATGAGGGGAGGAGACAACTGATGCCACTGTCGCTCATTCCGCAGCAGTTTCCCGTCAACCTCGATCCCGGCAAAGCCACGACCATTACCAGTTTCGGCAAGGAGTGGCGGGGCCAACTCCAGCGCGCTTATTTTCGCGACCGCAACACGGGCGCGTTTTATGTGGACACCGGCGTTCGCGAATCGGCCCGCCGCGTCGTGACGCACGAATTTCCCAAACGCGACGTGCCCTACGCCGAGGACATGGGTCGTCGCGCTGTTGAGTTCACGGTTCGGGGCTACATCATCGTTTTTGGCAATGAGACGATGTTTCCGAACGATCCTCTCAAGAAAAAGAATTACATTCCGGCGCGTGACAGCCTGATCGTGGCACTGGAGACCGAGGGTCCGGGCAACCTGCAACTGCCGCTGCTTGGCATTCTCAATGTCATGTGTACGCGCTATCGAATTACCGAAGAGGACAGGTTTGGCGGCTACTGTGTGTTTGACATGTCGTTCGTCGAATACGGTCAGGCGCCAGCGACAGGTACTCGGGACAGCAAAGCGGGCGTGCAATACGCCGCCCAGAGCCTTGGCAACGCCACACAGGCGGGCATCACCGACGGGACCAAGGCGATCAATGAGGGGACGTCGGTATGATCCCAATTCATGAGGTCACCGAAGCCGCCGATATTGTCCGCGTCGCGACTGAAATGCTGGTCGCGACATCAAACGAACAAGTCGGTCGTTCCGGCTCCGATTTGCGGCGCGCCTGCGGCGACATGGTCAGCAACGCCGAGAATTACATCATCGCCAACATCATTGCCCCCAAGCTCGCCTATTGCTTTGATCAGGCCAGAGTCACCGGGGCCACGCTGGATGAGTTCAACAGAATCTACGAGGCGCTTGTCGCCGAAACTCCGGTGTCCTTGATCGCCGTGTTGATGGCGCAGTCCTGCATCTTGTTCAGCCTGCAGCAAATGAGCTTGGCGGTAATCGCCGCCACATTCACCAGCCGCGAGGATGTCGATAGCGTTCGGCTGCAGCTAAACGATGCGTTCCTCGCCGCCGAAGAGGTGGCTGCGGACGCGATGGCGCTGCTGGCTTATCGAACGCTGATCGCGTTGCACGCCGCGGTGCTGTTTTTCCTGTACGAGACCGCACGACCATTGCCGCAGATGCTCGATTTCAAGTTCGCGGCAATCCGTCCGACGCTGGTCCAGTCTTACCGTCTCTATGCCGACGCCAGTCGCGCCGATCAGCTCCGCGCAGAAAACAAGGTCGTGCATCCCGCATTTCCACCTCGTCAAGGGCGAGCCCTGTCGTTTTAGCTTATGCCGAATCCACAGGAAGTCGCGCAGCTCATAGTCAACGACAGTATATTCGAGGACTGGGAAACGGTCTGGGTCCAGACTCGCTGGTCCGATGGCTGGCCGCTGTTTCGCTTTACCGCCGCGGAATACTCGCCCGTTCCCGCGCAATGGGGGGCGCTGCAATTCAAGCCCGGAGACTCTTGCACGATCAAACTCGGCGGTCAGCTCGGGGTCACCGGAATCATTCTCACGCGACAGACCGCCTATGACGCCAACAACCATCAGGTTGAGCTGTCTGGCGCTGGCAGAACGTGGGCGGCTGGCACGTCGAGCGTTCCCGTCAAGAAAGCGAATTTCGACGGCATGACGGTGCAGGGGGCGTGTAGCAAGGCCTATGGAGAATACGGCGTGGCCGTGCTGCCGGTTGGCACTGCTGATCCGACGCCGTTCCCGAAGTGTCAGGCGCAGCCGGGCGAAACGGTGTTCGACTTTTGTGACAAGTTGTGCCGAATGCGCGGCGCCACACTCGGCTCGGATGAACTCGGCAATATGCTGCTGATCGGCGACCATTCCTATAGTCCGAATCAGGATTTGGTCGAGGGCAAGAACATCAAGAAGATGCAGTGCATCATCTCGAACGAGATGATGGCGGCCATCTACAACGCCGTCGGTCAAGGCTCCAACGCTGAAGAACTCAGCCCGGCTCAAGCAGCCAAGATGGAAGCCGAGGTTAAGAGCGGTTACTACAAGGGCTATTACAAATTCGTTCAGACGGTTTTGGAGCACCCGGTGATGAATATCACCGAAGTGCAGCGGCGGGTTTATCACGAGTTGAAATTCCGCGACGGGACGCTGGTCCGCGCCTTCGTCACCGTGCAGGGCTGGCTGCGCGACGGCGTCAATCTGTGGCGCACCGGAGACGACGTCAATGTCAACGCGCCAATGGCGATGCTCAAGTTCGTCATGAAAATCCAGACCGCGACATTCCAGCAGGACAATCAGGGCGGCACGACGACGGTGCTTGAACTGGTGATGCCGTGGATGCTGTCGGACAAGCCATTTGCCGGAATAGGCAATCCGGCCGACGCCGATCCCGTGACCGTTGCGCCGGACATCACGCAAGTTCAGCCGATGTAAAAACCTAAAAAGAGAGAGCCATGTACAGACAGACACCGTTGACGGCAGGTTTTGTTGGCTACACCAGCGGCGGCGCGCGCTCGCTGATCGACACCATCGACGACGACAAGATGATGCAGCAGATGAAGGGCTCTCAACTGGGCGAAGGCCGGGAGGCCGTCGAGTGCCCACAAAACTACGGCTTTTCAAGCGTGGTGCGACCCGCGACCAAGGGCCAGAACGGCGAGATCGAGGACTGCGCCGAAGGCTTCATGTCGTATTTCGGCGGCAACCGCACGTCGAACTTTTGTGCGGTGATGGACGATCGGCGCTATCGGCCGATGGGGTTGAAGCCCGGCGAGAATGCGCAGTATGACGATCTCGCCCAGATGACGCTGCTGCGACGCACCGGCGTCTACGTCTTGACCAACGACAATCCGGAAGACAAGCAACAGAGCCAGAGCGGCGGCGGTGGTGCAAGCGCGCGCGATAGCAGCGGTGGTCAACAGCAGACCGAGCGCTTCGTCTCGCTGCGACACGTCGAGAAGAAAAAGCAGGAGCGCAAAAAGCGAGGGCAGGCAGGTGGCTCGTCCGGAGCGGCCGGGCAGCAAAGCGGCGGCCAGAGCGCGCAGGACTTCAAGCACGAGGGCGATACCGTCAACCTCGAAGTGCGCGTCAGCAAGAAGCGGATCGAGTTTCGCTCCGGCGACGACGTGGTCGGCTACTACGACAAGCAGGCCAAGCGGTGGGTTTTCATCGGCGAGGTCAGGGTGGGCAGCGAGAACGCCTCGCACCCGGTCTACGGTGTCAACGGCGGCGTCGGCATGACCACGCAATCATCCGGCGACGGTGCGGTGCTGGTCAATGCGCCGAATCCGGGACCGCCGACCTCGCTGGATCAAGAACCCTAAAATGCCGGACATCCGGCTCATACAGGACACGCGCTGGCCGCGCTATTCGATCAGCGTCGACTGGTCCCTGTTAAACGACGGCACGCTGGACGATTCGCAGGCGCTGGCGAGCGCTGTGATCGTGGCGCTCGGCACTGATCGGCTGGCGCAGCCTGACGACATTCTGCCGGACCCGGATTCGACCGACCGCGCGGGCTGGTGGGGTGATCTGGATGCCGAGGAGCTGTTCGACGGCTGGCCGATCGGGACGCGGCTGTGGCTGCTCAAACGCACCAAGATCGTGGGACCCGAAGACGTTGAAGGCGCGACCGTCGCTCGTGTCGAACACTACATTCGGGAATCCATTCAGCCGTTCATCGATATGAAAATCGCCAGCAGTTTCGATGTGCAGGTGGCGCGCGTCGGGATTGAACGGATCGACGCTTACGTCGTGCTTTATCGCGGCCCCAAAAACCCCGTCGAGTTACGCTTTCAGGTGCTGTGGGACGAAATCGAGGCGGCGGCCTAGAAAAAATAGAAAGGTTTCGGAACAGCGATGCCATGGTCCACTCCTACTCTAAAAGATGTTCGCGGCATTGTCCGCGACAACGTGCGCGGCAGGCTCCCCGGAGCCGATGCCAGTGTGCCCAATTCGGTGCTGCGCGTAATTTCCGACGCGCAGGGAGGACTATGCCATCTCACGCTGCAGTATATCGACTGGCTGGCGTTGCAGTTGCTGCCCGATACGGCGGAGACCGAATGGCTCGACCGGCACGGCGCAATCTGGCTGGTCAATTCCGATAATTCTCTCGGCCGCAAGCAGGCCACCTTTGCGCAAGGCATGGTGACCTTTACCGGGATCAACGGCACCGTCGTTCCAATATTCACGCAGCTCACTGGGCAGCAGGTCGGCTACGAAACCACCGCCGCGATCACGATTGGCAGCGGTCCGACCAACGCTTCCGCGCGCGCGCTTGACCCCGGCGCCCTCGGCAATCTCCAACTGGGCGACACACTTGGCGTGAATGTCCCCGGCGCCGATGCCGCGGTCACAGTTGTGGAGATGATCGGCGGCACCGACACCGAAAACGACGACGATCTGCGCGCCCGCATCCTGCACCGGATTCGCAATCCGGCGATGGGTGGCTCGGAAGCCGACTACATCACTTGGGCGCTGGCAGTGCCCGGTGTGACGCGGGCATGGGCGGCGCCGGAGCAGGGTCTCGGCACCATCACCGTGCGGTTCCTGATGGACGAGCTGCGCGCCAGTGACGACGGCTGGCCGATCCAGACGGACGTCTACGCGGTGCAGGACTACATAGACCAAAAGCGGCCGGTGACGGTCAAGGATTGCTATGTGCTGGCGCCGATCAAGCAGTTCGTCGACGTCACCATCCAAGACCTGATGCCGGACACTGCCGAAGCCCAAGCTGCCGCCGAGGCCAGTATTCGCACCATGCTGCGCGAGCTGGCGCATCCCGGCCAGACCATCTATGCGGCGTGGATTTCCTACGCGGTCATGAACACGCCCGGCGTCGAGTCCTTCACGCTGGTGACAACCGACGACGCGGTCATGCCCAATCTTGGGACCATGGCTGTGCTCGGTACGCTGTTGTTTGAATAGGTGACCTGATGCCGCTTTCAATTACACATGCGACTGTTGTCGCTGTCCCCGATGACCCAACATATCCGATCGGCTCGGATGAATGGAACGCCCAGCATACTTTGAGCGGCGCGCTATCAGTAGCGCAAGGCGGTACGGGACTGGTGTCCTACACCATTGGCGATCTCCTTGTTGCCAGCGGGGCTGCTGCATTGACTTCTCTGCCGGATGTCGTCGCCGGAAACGCGCTGATTTCCGGCGGTGTCGGTGTGCCGCCGTCATGGGGCAAGATCGGTCTTGCGACTCACGTCAGCGGCAATCTGCCCGTTGGCAATCTCAACGGTGGGGCAGGCGCATCCTCGCTGACCTACTGGCGAGGTGACGGCACATGGGCAGCGCCCGGCGATGCGACCCAAGCCCGCGTCGCGAGCGATTTCCCCGTTACGTCTTCAACCGCCCTCGTCGACGTCACAGGTCTGAGCATCAACGTCGCAGCAGGCAGAACCTACACATTCGTGGCGGAGCTGTTCGTCACCGATGCGGCGGCGGGCGGCGTGCAAGCCGCTATCGGCGGCACATGCACCGCCACGGCGATCCAGTACACCGGCTACACGATTGCCGACAACGCAATCAAGGGTAAGGGCAATGCCACGGCGCTGGGGACTGCAGTCGGCTCGACGCTCACCACGGAAACGGCAGGCATTGTCGTCCGCATTTCCGGCACCATCACGGTCAACTTGGCAGGAACTCTCACCGTTCGGATGGCGCAAAATACCAGCAACGGTACAGCAACGACTGCCAAGCGTGGCAGCTACCTGATCGCCGACGACATCCCATAAGCTCAGATGGCCGGTATTTTTCAACCAACTGTCTTTCAGTTCAATGTCTTTCAGCTAGACCCTCTTCCGCCTGCGCCGCCCACCATTAAACAGGGCGATCGCCACATTCGCCGCGATGGCGACGACTACGGCACCGTCTTCCTGACTTTGCTGCCGCAGGGGCAGGCATGGCCAAAAGACCCCGGCACCACGCTCGATCTCACCTGCCGCGGCCTTTCCGACTACTGGGGCGACGTCGATGGTGTCGCCGCCGATCTGCTGGAGCGCGAGAGCGATCCGCGCCTGACGTTGCCGCCACAACCGCCAACCCAGCTTTACGGCCTGCTGCCCGACTGGGAACGCAACTGGGGCCTGCCTGATCCCTGCTATACCGCGCCGTTGACCATTGGCGAGCGTCAGCAAGCGCTGCTGCAGCGGATGACGATGATTGGCGGCGCCTCGCGCGAGTTCTTCATCGGGGTCGCGGCTTCGATTGGCTACACCATCACCATCAAGGAATATCGGGTCTGGGTGGTTGGCATCGATTGTTGCGGCGACAGTCGCGTTTATGGCGCTCCGCCAGCGCCGATGCGTACTGTCTGGGGTCAGTACGTCATGGACGTCAAGGGCGACGCTTATGTGCCGACCGATGGCACGGAGTCGGAATGGGCGTCCTACGGCTTGGGGCCACCCGAGAACCGCTGTTACTGGACTGTGTATGTCGCGCTGGCGAAGCTGGTCTGGTTTCGCTGCACGTCAGGTCAATGCGGTGTCGATCCGCATTTACGCATCGGTGTCGCTGACGATCTCGAATGCCTGCTGAATCGTTGGAAACCAGCCCATACCAAAATCATCTTCGATTATAGCGGGCTGCAAACCGGCGGCGAGTTTGCTGGCACACCTTAAAAGTCTTTACAACCTGAAGAGGGCTGTTCCATGCTCTACAACCAACCTTACGGCGTATCTGACCCAAATGCTCCGTATATCAACGGCAATCCATCGACTGGCACGATGGGATCGATTCCGCCTGCCGCATCGATTGAGTATCCGCAGCGTGAGATCGTCAATTTCATCACGCGAAACAATTTCACGCCAACAAATGCCGACCTCTTTCAGCTCACGCGCGCGGTGCAGAGCGGCATCGTCAACTACGGCCTCGATGTCGGCGCCATCAACGCGATTGCGATAACCCCGACACAGCCGATTGCGGCTTATGCGCTGGGCCAGCGCTTCATTATCAAGATGACTTATCCCAACACCTCGCAAGTGACGCTCAACGTCAGCGGGCTTGGCGCGAAGCCGCTGGTGCATCTCGACCTCACGCCATTAAATCCGTGGGAATTGCTGGCCGGGGAAATGATCGAGGTTGCCTATGACGGCACCCGCTTCCAACTCATCTCCGGCGGGCCGCCCGGCACGATCGTGAGTTTGACGCAGCCGCGTGACCTATACGTCAATGACGCCATCGGCAGCGATACGCTTTATGATGGTACGACACCGACCATTACCGGCGTGATGGGCGGCCCCTTCAAGACGATTCAGAAGGCGCTCGACCAAGTACCCAAATTCAATCTTGGCGGCTGGTATTTTACCATCCACGTTGCGGATGGAACGTATTTCAGCACGTCACTCAATTTACGCACACCCAACGGTTCTGGCACCATCTTCATTACCGGCAACCCCACAACGCCAGCCAACTGCATCATTCATTCCACCGCTGGCACGGCCTTCATGCACGCGAACGGTGGCCATTATCGTGCCAACGGCTTCAGACTTCTGGTCGATGGTCCGCAGGGTGGTGATCCGGGGCACGCGATTTATTCGGGCTTCAACGGTGGCGAGTTTGATGTTGACGCTATGAATTTCGGCAACGTCGCGGCTGGCCACATGGTCGCTGGCAACAATGGCCAAATTCAATTCTGGGGACCAATCACCGTCAGCGGATCGCCCTTGGGCGGCGACCACTGTTTTGCGTCTGGCAACGGTGCTGTTTTCAGCGAACCAATTCCGACGTTGCCGACTGTGAACATTACAGCTCCGATTAACGTGCAAAACTGGGCCAACGCTTCAGATGGTGGCGTGGTGACCTTGAAATACAGCAGCATCACCGGCGCTGCCAATGTCAGCGGTCGTAAGTACAACGCCAACATCAACGGGATCGTTGAGACTTTTGGCGGCGGGGCATCGTATCTGCCGGGCACCCTTGCTGGCACAACTAATAACGGAGGACAATACGGATGACGCTGTACCTCAACATTGCAGACCACTATTGGATCATCGGCGGATCGACCTCTGACATCTATCAGAGCGCCAGCAACACGATGGTGCCTGTTGACAATGCGGATTACATAAAATGGACGGATGCCGGTGGATCGGTTTCTACAATTCTGAATGAAAGCGAGCTGGCCGAGGTGCTTCGCAATCGCGGCTCGGCGCTGCCCGCATGGTTGCTGAACTCGTCGTCCTTCATCCAGCCGACGCCGACCACCTACACCACGGATCAACTGAAAGCCTATTCCGAAAACAAGCGCTGGGCGAAGGAGCAGGGCGGCGTGACGCTGACTGCAGGCCAGCCGATCAAGACCGATGATCGCTCGCAGGCCAAGATCAACGGCGCCAAGCTGATGGCCATCGACAAGACCACGACCTACAATCCGTTCTGGCATTTTGCCGACGACAGCATCGTGCAACTGAACTCGAACGATGTCCTCGCCATGAGCAACGATCTACAAACTCATATCGAGAACTGCTTCACGATTTCGGCGAGCACCAATACCGAGATCGACAACGGGACCATCACCACGCTCGAACAGATCGACGCCGCATACGCATAGGGTTCGATCATGGCCATTGTCAATATCACCACCAGCAACGACGCGGATTTCTATCGGGTGTTTCAGTACGTCACGGTGGATGGCTTCCCGGTCAGCTTGATTGGTTCTTCGCTGGAAATGATGCTGCGCCGTAATGCCGACGATGCGGCGGCGGTGCTGCGCTTGGCCAGTGATACCGGCGACTTCGTGATGGTTGACGCGCTGCAGGGCACATTCTCACTTTTGATCACGCAGAACGCGCTTGAGCATCTTGCGACCGGCGATTTCGTTCATTCGAACATCATGACCCGCGACGATGGCATGAAGGTCAGATTGTGGTCAGGCACCTTCACCAACAATGCGGGGCCGACTCGATGACCAGCAACGTCGAGATCATCGCCGAACCAAATGATGTAATCATCATCATCGAGCCGGACGATCCGGCCATTGTGATCCAGCCTGACGATCAAGGCGTCGAGACCATTCAAACCGGCGAGGTTGGTCCGCCCGGTCCGGTCGGGCCTCCGGGCGCGAGCTTGCCGGGACCGCCGGGGCCAGCGGGGCCGCCGGGGCCAGCCGGTCCACCGGGCGGAGCTGGCGGCGACGTGTCCTTCAACACCGTCACGATCACCTCCACCACGCCAGCGACCGGGCCGACCAGCGCCGCCGCGCTCAAGGTGGCGGGCGGTGGTGCCTTCGGTGCCGCTACGCACGCGCCCACACCGGCCGCCAGTACCGATGACACGCAAGTGGCGACCACCAACTTCATCACCAACAACAGCGTCCGCAGCGACATCTCCCAGCCCTACAACGCGACGCAGCGTCAGCAGGCGCGCTCCAACATTCACGCCGCGCCCTATGACGCACTGGCTTACACCGGGATGCAGGTCAACGGTTCGATGGAGGTGGATCAGGAATGGTGCGGCACCTCTCATAGCATCGCCGGTGGGGTTTTTGGGCTCGACGGCAATATGTGGGGAGGGTTTGCCGGTTCAGGCATGGCCGGGACCCAGCAACAAGTCAGCGACGCGCCGCCGGGGTTCATCCGCGCGTTCAAAATGCAAGTGACTACTCCGAAGCCAACCTTGGGTACTGGCGACGGCTTTTATTTTTATATGGGCATGGAGGGCTATCGCGTTCAGCCGTTAGCGTTCGGCACCGCGTCCGCCTCATCGGTCACCGTGATATTTTCGATCAAGGGATTCAGGCCGGGCAATTATACTTGCACACTCAATGATGGCGACTGGAATAGACAGTACCGGCAGAGCTTCACGATCAACGCTGCCAACACTTACGAGTTCAAAGCGCTGACCTTCCCCGGCGATACTGGCGGCACCGGCTGGTATCCGGGGATTGGGCCAAATCTCAGCGTCATCCTTTGCTTTGCTGCGCACTCGGCTTTCTGCGGCACGCCGAATACATGGACAGCAACGACGGGCGGACCGGGTAATTTCGGAATTGCCGGTCAGACCAACGGGCTCGCTTCGACCAGCGATTATTTTCAAGTCACTGGATTCGGGATTTTTCCCGGCAGCTTTGCGCCGAGTGTCGAACGCTTGCCATTCATCATGCGACCGTATCCAGAAGAGTTGCAGTTGAGCCAGCGATATTTTGAAAAGTCTTACGATGCCAGCGTCATTCCGGGCACTGCCGGAAACGCTGGCGGCGCCTCCATCTCGCTTATTGGTGGCATTTTTGTGCTTTCCTCGCCCACCATCAAATTCAAGGTTCGCAAGCGCGTGGTGCCAACCATGACTTGGTATTCATACCAAACCGGAGCCAGCGGCAAGCTGGGGGAACAACAGGTCAACGGCGTTTTCGTCGCGGATCGCAACGTCGCGAACCTGACAATCGGCGAGGGTGATTGTGCCAGCTATCTCGTCAGCGGCGATGGAACGGTGAACAATTATGGTTTGTCGCAATGGAAAGCAGCGGCACGGATATGATGAAAGGTCAGTCATGGCTGAATATGAATTAGCACCGTGGCCGGGTAGCATCACACGCACCATCGACCACGCCTTCATACCAAAGGACAACGACAACATCGACTACGAAGCCTATCTGGAATGGCTGGCGGCTGGCGGTGTGCCCGATCCGGCGCCACCGTTACCGCCGCCCTCCGGGTGAGGGTGAGATGTGGAAAGCAATCGTCATCGCCGCAATTGTTGTCGTTGTGGAGATATGGTTGACGCTTCAATTATTGATGCCTGCTTTCCCGGCGGCCGAGCCGCGCCAAAAATCGAAATACGATGAACAGATGTTTGTGCTGGATCGACGGGCGCTCGATGACGCCTATGTTGATCAGGTCAAGCATCTGATCGCGATATGGATGAAGGACCAGAGTAATCAGCCGGAGCGCGCCCGAGTGGGGCTTCGTCAAGCGCAGCGCGCCTATATCGGAGTGATGGCTGAGATCGACGCCAATGAAATCAAAAGCAAGCAACAGCAGCAACAGTGAGGATGAATATGCCTTCGGTTGTCATCTCATCAGGCCATGGGCTCTATGTACGCGGCGCCGCCGGACCGGAAGTGTGGGGGCTCGACGAAGTCGACGAGGCGCGGCGCGTGGTCGAGCGCGTGGCGGAATTTTTGCGGCTGGCTGGCGTCGACGTGACCACGTTTCACGACGACACCAGCCGGGACCAGACGACCAATCTGAACACCATTGTCGATTTCCATAATAGCAAGAAGCGCGAGCTTGATTGCAGCGTTCACTTCAATGCTTTTGAAGTGTGCGACAAGCCGATGGGGACCGAATGTCTTTATGTCAGCCAGCACGATCTCGCGCGCGATGTCAGCGAGGCGATCGCCTTTGCGGGCGGCCTAGTGGATCGCGGACCCAAGCAGCGCACCGATCTGTTCTTTCTGAACAATACGACCGAACCAGCGATTTTGATCGAGGTGTGTTTCGTCGACAGCACGGTCGATTGCGCAAGCTATCTGGAAAATTTTGACGACATTTGCCGCGCCATTGCGGCGACGATCGGCGGCGTGGAAATCGGCGAACCGGAACAACCGGAATCGCCGGTCGCTCCGGGCGCTTCTCCGGTCATGCCGCCGCCGTTTGATACGCAAACCTACGACGCGATTTGCGAGATCGCGGTCGACTCCGCCATTGCCGACTACGACTGGCGAGACCGCGGTCAGGCACCGCCCGGCTACATCATGGGCATGGCGCTGGCGTGGGCGCAGTTGGTGCAGCGCTTTTATCTGCGGGATTCCGCCGTCAGGGAAATGGCCAAGCCCGACAGCCACGATCCTGATCTGGACGCACTGTCATGGTACGCCGACGAGTTTTCCGCGCTCGGCATGTCGAACGACGAGGAGGGCGGCATCGATACCTTGCGCCATCTTATGGTGCTGATGCTCGGGCTTGGCATGCGCGAGAGCAGCGGTCAGCATTGTGTCGGTCGCGACATGAGCGCCGAGAATGTATCGAGCGACACCTGCGAGGCCGGACTATTCCAGACCTCGTGGAACATCTCATCGTGCTCAGACGAAATCGAAAAGCTCTTTGAGATGTGGGCACCGTCACTCGATGTCAAAGGCGGGTACACGCAATGCTACCTGTCGACGTTCAGCGAGGGCGTGTCCTGCGACAGTTCGGACTGGGATAGTTATGGCAGCGGCCAAGGTCTCGACTATCAGGATTTGAGCAAGCAGTGCCCGCCCGCGCATATCGACATCACGGCAATCGGTCTGCGCAATCGTCGCCAGCATTGGGGGCCAATCAACCGCAAGGAGGTTGAGCTGCTGCCCTCGGCCAATCGGATGTTCTACGCGATACAGGAGCAGATGGCTCCGCAGGTTTGAAAAATCGAAAAGGAGTCCAGTCATGATCGCTTCACTGGTTTATCTGGTCATATATCTGATCGTCATCGGTCTGATCGTCTGGTTGCTGACCTATCTGGTCGACATGGTTCCGTTGCCTGAACCCTTCGCAAGGGTCGCGCGCTTCGCCATCATAGCGATCGGCGTGCTGATCGTGATCCTGCTGCTGCTGCAGTTTGTCGGCGGCGACCTTGGTGTCCCTCGCTTGGGAAAGTAGATCGGCCCTCCAGAGTCGACCCGTTGCCGCCTGTGCCGCCGGGGCCGCCATCAATCTGCAGGGGATGCTGATGCTCTCGACTCACGACATGATCTTGGTCGCCGGAGCTGTCACGATCGTGGTTCTCTTGGCGTTGGCGGCCAACATGATCTGGGGATGAGTGAAAAATGGGGGGTCAACCTTGTGCGTGACTGCATCATCTGTGGCAGATTCGTCAGTCCGGAATCGACGGTGCCATTTTGCACGACCTGCGCGTCCACAGCTTGGAGCGCCGCCGTGGTGGCAGCGTTGCTGCAGCAAGTCGCCGAGCTGAAGCGGCAGCTCGCCGCGGCCGAAGCGCGCCTTAGAGGCGACGCCGGGTGATCGAAAGGGCGGCCTCCAAGGCCTTGGCAGCCGCCCTGTCGGCCTCCGCCATGAGCCGATCGAGATCGGCCGCTAGGTAGGGTCCGGGCTCCGGGACCGGCCCTGTAGGGGCCAGCAATCGCCTGCGGTGCCAGACCCGGCGCTGCGCCTCACTCAGGTGCAGGTGCCGACAGGCCGGGCAGGAATCGGTCCGCTTCTGGCGCCTTTTCGGGGTCCAGTGGCGGTGACAGGAGGCGCAGACCAGTTTCATGACTCGCATAGGTAAGTCGCTGGCCAGAAAGATCAATCTCCGTTGTCGGGGGTGCGAGGAGCGACGCCGGAAGATCGCGGCGGCCTTGGATCGCTGGATCAGGCACCCGAAGCCGCCGCCGGGTTCCCAAGACATAAAAAGGCCGCCCCGGTTGCCCAGAGCGGCCTCTTTCTGCTAGTCAGTTCAAATCCTACTTCGCTTCTGACCCCGGATCACTCCGGGGTTTTTTTATGTGCCGCGGATCGCGTCGAGCGCGGCCTTGCCAGTCAGCGGCATCTTTTTCAGATCGCCCTTCGCCTTCGCCTTCATCTTGGCGATGCGACCGGCCGACTTCCGGCGCTTGAGGTCCTGCTGCTCCTGCAGGATTTGCTCCGCGACCGGATCGAGCTTCTTGCGTTGCAGGAAGTCCGGGATCGAGGTGTCGATCGCGGCGACCGGCGCGGGCTCTGGCTTGCGCTCGGGCTTGGGGCTCAGACCCTGATCTGCGATCGTCTCGGTGATGAGCTTGCCGATCCGCTGGTCGTGCGCCGCCTCTCGAATGGCAGCAGGTCGCGGCGGACTGCGCCGGGACTGTACCATTGCCGTGAAATTGGCGGCGGCGGCCTTCTCGATTCGCTTTCGCTGCTTCTCAAGTTTCTCGATCATGCGAACCGCACGTCGCAGTCGTGTCTGCCATCGTGCAATTGCAAGCGTCACATGGTCGAGCGTTGGCTTCTTAGCCATTGTCGTGTCCTTTCTGATTTACATTTTCAAACAACCCGCGCGTGGAGCTTTTCCCCACTCGCACGGACATATTAGCATAAAACACATACAACTGCTGAGCGAGTTGCGCGCGTCAATGACTTACGCGCCGATCGCGACCGAAATCATTGACGAAAATAATTTTGAAAGTTGCTCTGACGCGATGATTATGGTGCGCAACCAAAAATGGAGCTTGCGTCAGTTAAGCTCGACTTTTCCACACCACATCGGCGCGCGTGAACCGGACCAGCCGCACCGGCTTGCCCGCCAGCGAGGCGATCTCTTGCGCCTTGTCCTTCATCAACTCCGCGACGCGCGCCTTCGACGTGATCAATGGCGTCGAGCCAACCTCCGGGAGGATGGCGGCGCAGATGCCTTCGCCGGTCTCGTCGATCGAGAGAAAGGCAAACAGCTCCTCGATCGGCGCCTCGTTGGGTTCGGCGTGAACCAATGTTTCGATTTTGACCATCATTCACCGGCGATCAGTTCAGTCAGCGTCACCACTGCGTGCGCTGTGTCCCGATTCTTGATGTCGGCGTAGGCGCGCAACAGCCGCATCGTGGCCGCGTCATGCCCCGACAGTAGCGTGTCAACCTCTGTTTTGCGCACCGGATTGCCGTCGCCATAGAAATAGGTGATCGGCACATCCAGCAGTTCGGCGATCTTCTGCAGCCGCGACATGGTGATGCGGTTGGCGCCCTTCTCGTATTTCTGCACCTGCTGAAACGAGATGCCGAGGGCCTTGCCGAGAACGTCTTGTGACATTTGGCGCTCCACGCGGCGGGTTCGCACGCGCACGCCTATCGTGGCGTCGACGTCGGTTTTCGTGCGCGGGTCGATTTTTCGTTTCGCTTTTGCCATCAACGGCTCCTCTGGTTGTGTTGCTGTTGCTCGATCACCTTGACGATGGCGATCAGTTGGGCAGCGAGCGACTGGCACTCGCTGACGACATACTGCTGGTCGCGATAAACTCGCGGCTTGTTCATGATTCTGCGCATGGTCTCGCGCGCTTCTTTCGGCATCGACTCGATCATCTCGCTTATAAATGTTTGGACACGGTTTTCGCGGGGCAGATAGTCACCCGCATGGGCGCAATCGAAGCCGAACCACCAGTGTGCGTCCGATGCGCCCTCCGGCACGCCTGCGAAACTGACGCCGCCATGGACCTCAAGGGCGAGACTGATCTGGCAGCTCTCTTCAAGTGGCTTGCCGCCCAATGCATGAAGCATAATGTCGATCGAGCCGCTGCCCGGAAATGGCTTGCGAGCCGCAAACCACCCCGGCGGCAATTTCAGCGGATGGTTATAGGGCAGGCCGAACAGCGGATGCTCCGGGCCGACGCCGACATAGCCGCACCACACACCATAAACGCCGCGGCGCATCGCGCAGGGCAGGCCCTCGGCCTCAAAAGTGAGGCTGTCCGGTTCGTTTTCCCATGGGCGGTCAGTCACGGCATGAAGCTCCCGCCCAGCGCTGCCGCGACTTCGGTCAGCGTATGCGTTGGCCCCGGCTTCATGCCGCTCTCGATCTCGTGCCATTGACCGTTGACATCAAACGGCGGCGCAAAGATCGCGAACCCATTCCGCGAATTGAACCGGATCAAGCAGGCGATGCCCTCTTCGGCGCGGCGAACCATCCAGCGTCGCAGCGCCGGATCGCGGTGGGCATCGGGATGTTTCGGATCGACCCAAATCTGCGCCACCTGAATGTTCTGTGTCGAGCCGTCCTCGTTCGAGATGGTGATGAAGTCTGGCATGACATCGATCACGTAGTGTGAGCGGTCCGGGCGCGACAGTTCGCTGGTGTCATCGTCGATCAGCCAGCGGCAATTCCACAGCGAACATTCCGGAGGCATTGCTGGCTTGTTGTAGACGGTGCAGCCCTTGTGAAATTTCTGGAACTGGCATGCCGTACCCGCGGGCTTTTGCAGCGGCACCACCGGCACCAGTTTGCAACAGAGCTGGCAATCACCGCATTCTCGTTTCATAGCCACGTCTCCACGATCTTCGGATCATCTTCCGGCAAGCGCGCAAGGCATGTCAGGTGCATCTCGAATTCGAGAATGTCGCGCAGCGTTTGCAGATCGGGTCCGACGATGATGCTGGACGTTGGCTTCGCACCGTCGTAATCGACATCCCAGCGTCGCGCGACAATTTTGTCGGGATAATCGCGCGGGTGGTCGTAGACGGTCCATATCGCAAGGCTTGTCACGGCTTGCTCCATTTCGCCCGCTCGAAAATCTTGGTAAAGGTCAGGCCCGGCTCGACCGTCATGCGCTTGACCATGTCGGCGACGCTGGTCTCCGGGCCATCGATGCCGACCTCGAAATGGCAGCCGGGATGCGCGGTGTCGAAATCGCGCAGATGCTGTAGCCATTTTTGCTCCAGCTCCTCCGGCACATGGGCGACGGTGAAAATCTTGCTCATTGCCTGTCCTTATCGGTGAAATTTCTGGAACTGGCATGCCGTACCCGCGGGCTTTTTCACCGGCACTAGGCACAGAGCTGGCAATCACCGCGGTGACGCATTATCCACCGAACAGCTTGAAGAACGCAGCGCCTGACGCGAACAAAGCAGCTCCTGTTGTCATCCCGGAGGCGAGCAGCATCCATGGTGCATAGCGGATTTCCTGCCGCTTGCGATCATGGTCGGCGAGCATTTGATCGATGTGCGCCAGCTTCTCGCGCAGGTCCAGCGCTTGCATATCCATCTCGATAGTAACCAAGTTCAGTTCTCCTTTTAACGCTTCTTCCTTGCCTTGCGGTGCCCGTTCGTCTTTGCAGGAGGCGCCACTTTGCTCTTCTTCTCCTGCTTTTGCAGCCAAGCCGCCGCCACCTTGCGTTCAGCTTCGATGTCGAGACTCTTTGTCTTGACGAATTGTTCTTCGTAGCCGAGCGAGGTGACCACCGCAGCGATGGTGGCGTGTTGCGGCGAGCGCGTGGCGCCATTGAACCAATTATCCAGCGTCGTGACCGCGACGCCGGAGAGTTCGTGAACGATGCCGAGCTTCTTGAACAGGCCTTCGTCCTGCACCAGCGTTCGAACCTTATCGATCACCGGATTCTTGTCGATATAGGAGTAGGTGCGATAGATGCGCAAAAAACCTCTAGCCATGGTTCGCTACTCCATTGGTCTTTTGTCCCTTCGCCGTCAGTTCGTAACCGTCGCCGCCCATCTTGATTAGGCCGTCGCGTTTCGCGCGAACGATCACACCGGGAATGCTCTTCGACGACATGCCAGCGCTGGCGAGATAATCGCGCAGCGCCGACGTCGTAACCGCACCCGCCTCAATTCCGGCGAGCAATGCGCGGTTGCCAGAGCCCGGCGTGGCGCGTCCTTTCGGGCCGTGCGTCACTTGAGGTGGCGTGGCGCCGTTCGTGGCGCCATTGCTTTTGACGCCCTTGCTTGTGAGCTGATGCATTCCGGGACCGTCGCCGGGTTGAGCGAGGCCCTTGACGCGCAACCGGGTCATCACGCCGTAGGCGCGCGATCGTGCGCCGCCGAGGCCTGCGCTGATTGCGCGGATATGCATTGGCCCACCGGCCAGCAGCTTGACAGCGGCCTCATCGAGGCTGGAGGCCGAAGCCTTGGCCACCGCATGGCTCGCGCCTTGCTCGGGCCTGTCCTTGCCCGCGCCGCCGTGACCCAAGTCGAGATGCAGCTTTGCAATCCCCGGCATTTCGTTGAGTCGGCGAAGCACCGGTCCCAGCGCAATCTCTTCGACCTCGATCATAATTGGAAATGTCTTGGGCATCAGGACTGCCCCCTTCTTGCTCTGTTGCGATGCGCGAACCTAAAGCCAGTCTGGTTGCGCTTCAAGCCTTATCAACTAGCGACACCATGTTGATTGCGTATTCGCCGGGCTCGTATTCTTCCATCCATGCCTTATCGCCCGGAAACGGGACACCGAAGGCTTCGGCGATCATTTGCACCGCTGGCGGACTCGGCATCGAACCCTTTTTGGGACGACCTTCGACGCTGATCGAAAGATGGGAGCAAAGACCGGGTGGCTGTTGCTCGAACGAAAACGCGGCACGATAGCCGCCCGGAAAGACCATGTGCGCGCTGCGCGGTCGAACGAAGTCTGGCAACATCCGTCTGCGTTGATCCAGCGTCAGCACGTCGGTGTGGTCGATAGCTCCCTGCCTGACCATGTCGAATGGCAGGATATGTGCCTTCGCATCGGCAATCAGTTTCGCGATCTCAGCTTGTTCGGTCTCGCCTATGATCAGAAAAGCCACGACTAATTCTTTCCCTTGCCTGCGTTGCCGTTTGAGACACGTCCGATCGTGCGTCCGCCCGCGTCATAGATCGTCGTGACGTTGCCGCGTGTGCTTTCTCGGCTCACCGTGCTGCCTCGCGCGTCGCGGATCGTCGAGCCTTCGCTGTCGGTCGCGGACCGTCCGACGACGTTGCCTCTTGCGTCGTAGAAGGTGCGTTGCTGCGCCGAAGCGGCGCCGGTCAGCAGCGCAAGCATCAGTGCCGGTATGATCTTCATTCGGATGCCTCGTCGGGCAGTCCTTCCAGAGCGTCCGCATGGCCGGGATCGTCGATCGCCAGATCGTCCGGAAACTCCGGTTCGATGGTGGCGAGATCGAGACTCTGCCATTCGTCGCGCCATCCTCCGGCGGCTTGACCGCGCTCGCTCTCTTGCCACTTCTCGCTCTTGTCGTCGAACTCGCCTTCGGCGCGGGTGGCGACGTCTTCTGCGAAACCGGCCGCCTCGGTGGCGATCTCGTTGTAGGCCTCAATCGCCTCCGCAACCGGTCCCTTGAGTTCGGCGACCGCGTCGTTGTAGACGTCGACGGCATCCTCGATCTTGCCCCATGCTTCCTGCAGGCTGGCGACCAGTCCTGCGCGCCGCAGTGATTCCTGCTTGTCGAGTTTGAAAGCCAAAGTGTTTTATCCTCCTTGTAGTGGGTTCAGTAATCCAATCATCCGTCCGCTGCTTTGCAGGCCGGTCATGTCGTCGAGCTTGAGCGGCGCCAACGAGGCCCTTCCGTGCTCGGGGCGCAGAATGTAGCGCGAGCCGGTCTGCCTCTCGCCGCGGCGATTCTCGGCCAAGAACAACAAGACTTCCCGGCGATCGGGGTGATCGCGCAGGCCTGTGCGCGCGATGCGAGCCAGATCGAGCGGCGCTCCGCCGCTCAGCCGTTGATCAAGAATCCAGCCTTCATCGATGAAGACGTATCGATCGATGGCGTGGATGGCGAACGCAGCCTTGATCAAGCCGACGCTGGTGTCCTTGTCGCCTTCCGGCGCCGGTAGGATCATAAAATCGCCGTCTGGTTTGATGGCGTGGTACATCGGATAGATCACGCCGGTCTGGCGGAAAATCTTCTCCGCCTGTCTGGACGCGAACTCGACCAGCGATTTCAGGTCGGTCAGGTGGTTCTTTTTTTTAGTCATCGTCGGGAAGCCCATAAATGAGGTACAGCCTCAAGAGTAGCTCGACCGGCGCGGGGACCGGGCCGTCGCCCGCGGCGATGCGTTGGCACTGGCGCAGGCCGAGCCCGAGCGCCTTGGCGGTGGCCTTGCCCGCGACCGTCAGGCCGAGCTTTTTCAGGGCTCGCCGGTACTGCTCGTGGGTCATTGGACCGGCGGCGATGATCACGCGACGTTTGCGGACCTTGGCCTTTCTTTTGCGGACCTTGGCCATTCAACCCTCCTCGATTGCCTCGTCGGCGTAGTAATTCGGATCGGCCAGCACCTCCGGGCGATAACGCGCCAGTTTTTGGCTTCGGCATTTCGGGCAGACCCGGCACAAAGCAATACCGCGCGCGTCGTACTCCCACCACGAGTCCTGATGGCTTCCGCAGGGACAGGGACGCGGACTCATCATCGGCTTACCTCGAAGACGCGGCGACCGCCCATGGTCGAGCCGATGATTTCGAAAGCCTCGCCGACCGACCGGCCGATATGGCGGTTGAGCCCGGTGGCCCATTCTTCGGCCTCGTCATGGGTGCGGAAGAATTTCGCGATCGGGTGATAACCCGGCTCGTTGGCGACGGCGACGCCGAGCTGCCATCCGCCTCCCTCGGCGCCGACAGAGACGAAACAGTAGGTCTTGTCATGGAAGGCGCCCGCGGCGCTCTGATCGATCAGCGCCGCCTCAAGGTGGGTTTGGGTGATGTTGGTCAAGTGCTGCTCCCTTTTTTAGAAACTGAAGTCGTGATACTTGTCGCGCTCGCCGATCCGCAGCCCGGCGCCGCCGGTCAGGACCAACCGGCCCTTGCCGTTGGCCCGCACCTCGCGCCAGCCCTTGCCTTCATCGAAGCGGAACATCCGCTTCGGCGCCGCCGGGTTCGGCGTGTATTTATAGTCCTGACTTTCGGACAAGCCGTTCTTGTCGATCCGCTTGGCGTCGTCTTCCTGCACCGTGATGAGCCACGCACCGCCCTTGGTCTTGGAGACCTCGACGATGGTGGCGGCCTCTCGATCCGTCCACGACAGCAGCGTCGCCCCCATGCCGACCACCGGCTCCGGCTGACCCTTGATCATGCGGCTGTAGAGGTGGTTCGTCAGGCTGCCGGTCTGACTTCCGAGTTTTAACATTCATGGTTCCTTTCTGTTCATCCTCAAGATAGGGCATTCCGGCCTATATGTCAAGAGGTCGTATTGTCCTCGATCAGCTCGATTTCCAGCTTTTCGCCGTTGTATTGCTTCTGAAGTTTCTTGTGGAGAGGCAGAACCTTGGAAGCCGGTGCTGTAGCGAAAACCGTTTTGCTGACCGAACCCACGATCCGATAGTAGGTGGGCTTGTCTTTGGTGCCGATCATTGCCATTTGGTGTCCTTTTCTGACAGCCTCAATCTAGGGCATTCCGGCCTATATGTCAAGAGGTCGTATGCAGTTCGGCCAGTTTCCGCTGGGTGACGACACCTCTTGCAGCCTTGACGCCGTTGCAGATCGCCTTGAGTTCTGGATCGCGCCGGAACATCAAGTCGGCGTTGAACCCGCGGCCGGTATCGAGCAATCCATAAACTTTTGTCTTGCGTAGCTCACTGACCAATTCCCTGCGGGTAAAGCTGACGCCGAAATATTCGCGGTTCGCGCTGTCCAGCGTCGGGTCCATCACCGTCTCGCCGTCGTAGCTGACCCAAGCGTGAAGAATCGGAATCGGCAAATCCTTTATGACGACAAAGCCCTCGACATAGGCCGATGCGTCAGCATCGCACATCACCACCTTGGCGGCATTCATGTAGCACTGCTTCGCCGGACCCTTGAGGCCCTTGCGCGGTCCGGGCGAGTAGGGCTTGCCGTTGCGCAGCACGAACCGTTCGAGCAGCGACGGATGGCCAAGCTGTGCCCAGCTCTCGACGTTGCTGGTCAGGATTTCGAAGAGCCGCGCCATCAGCCGACGATCCGGAGCTTGCGGTACTCGACCGCGTAGCCGTTGTTTACGAACAGCACCACAATCTGACAGCGGCCTTCGTTGGCCGCGATCCACGCCTTTTGCGCGGCGAGTGACTTGAAGCGCTTGGTGGTCCACATGAGGTGTCCTTTTTCTGACAGCCTCAATATAGGTCATTACGGCCTATATGTCAATAGGTCGTATTATGGCCAGAAACAGGGGGTTACGCCGGAACCAGCGCCATGGCCACTTCGCGCTTGGTGGCGAGCGCAGTCACTGCGGCGGCGCCATCCTGCCGGGCCATTTCCTCCAGTGCCGGATAGCCGCTCTCGATCGATGCCAGCACCTGCTGGCGCGTGGCACGCCGCCCCTGCGCAAACCAAAGCACCTCTTCGGGCCGCCCTAGACTGAACAGCACACCGTTACCCTCCTTGAACGGCCGATAGCTCTTGGTGATCCAGACGCACGTCGCGCCCGGATTGCGGTCGAGGTGGATGCCCGCTGGCGGCACCAAACCGTCGCGCAATTCGCCGGTCTCGCCGACCATCCCCTTGTCGTTGCGAACCATCCGCGGGTTGGAGAGGAACGGACAGACCCGCGCCGCATAAATTGCGCAGTCGCGATGCGAGGGCGGCTCGCTATTGATCCGGTTGACCGCGCACATCGGGCCGATCACAAAACATTTGTGGACGCCCATGACGCCGCCGCAGACCCAGCACAGATGCTGGCGGACGGCTTTGACCATTTTGAGTGGATCGATGACGCGGAAGTCTGGCACGCCTGCGCCGGGCGCACAGGGCTTGCCGTCTTTGAACCACGTCACGAAAAACGGCACCGGAAAACCTTGCGGCGAAATCGGCAGGCGGCGAACTCTGTCAGGCATCGAGCCGGTGTCGACGCTGCGGTTGTACTGGTAAACGGTCATGGCTTTGTCCTCCTCTTCAGCAACCCGACGGCCTTGCCGACTGCAACCAGCCGCGGATCGCCCGCGATCTCTTGCATCTCGGCATCGGTCAGCTCGCGCATACCAAGCCCCTCCGAGAACGCCATGACGTGCCCGCAATAGATGCACATCGTCACGTCGCCGGGGCTCGGGCTGCCGTCTCCGTCAACGCAACGGGCGCCGTCGACCACCACATTGCAGTTGAGGCAATGTGGTTCGCTCGCGAGCCTTGTACCTCGGCCGACCTTCATAGCCACGTCTCCACGATTTTCGGATCGTCCTCTGGACTGCGGGAAATGCAGGTCAGCGCGAAATGCTCCAGAAACATCTGGCGAAGTTCTTCAACGTCAGACACTGCAATGAAATTGTCAGTCGGTCGCGGACCGCCAGCATCGACCTCAAAAAGCCGCGCAACATACTTGTCCGGAAAATCGGACGGATGATCGTAAATTGTCCACATCCGTAATATGTGCTCGTCAGTCCGCATCGGTGTGGTCCCGTTTTTACGCGGCCTCGGTCAGCAGCCGCGGCTTCGGCTTCGGCAAGACTTTGGCGCTCCGCAGCGCGAGGATTTCGCGCAGCGCGTCATCGAGCGCATCAAGCGCTTCGATCCGTTTGTCGACCGGCCGCGCGATGATCGGCTTGGCGACAAGATAGTGCTGGCGCGTGACCGGCGAGGCGTCGCGGCCAAGCGCCTTGTGGGTCAGCACCTTGCCGATCAGGCCATCGTCGAACCCGAGCTGTTCGAGGATCGTGGCCGCGGTGCGTCGCAGCGCGTGCGGTGTCCAGTGATCGAGGCCGAGATATTCGTTGATGCCCATCTTGCCCGCCTCATCCCGACTCTTGCGATTGAGAAGGTGGGCGAGAGTCTGCTGCCGCATCGAGCCGCCCTGCCGTCTGCCGGTGCCGGGGAAGGCGTAGCGCCGCTCGGTATCACCGATGGTGAAGACCTCGCCGAGAAGTTCGCGTGCCAGCGAGTTAAGCGGCTGCACCACGTCGCGAGCTTTCTTGCTGCGCCGACTTTTGACGACCCGCAACGGGATCGTCACCGTGGACGGTCCAACTCCGTTACGCTCGATCGCCACGATCTCGCCGGTGCGCAGCGTCGTGACCAGCGAAAGTTTGAGCGCCAATTTCGACAGACGATCGCCGGGACAGTCGGGATCATCGAGGCCGTACCAGAATGTTCGAATTTCATCGGCGGTGAGCACGCGACCGTCATCGTGGGCGGACGGCTCGTCGTCCTTTTTGGGCAGGTTAGAGCACGGGTTGATTGCGATGTATTTGCGCGGCGGCTGAGCGGCCCACCGGAACAGCGTGTGCAGTTGGCCGCGGATGCGGTTGGCCTGCGGCACATGGCCGTCGCGGACGAAAGACCTGTAGAGCGCCATGACCTCGTTGTCGGTGATGTCGGTCAGCGGCAACTTGCCCCACCATTTCAGCGGGCGCTTGAGCAATGATCGGATGTCGAGCCAACTCTCCAGCCGCGGCACCCGGCCCCACTTCTTCATCACCAGCTCGCGGCAATCGTCGATGTACTCGTCGTGGAGTTGGCGGAAGGTGATGCCGCCGACGCGCGCCTGTTCGGTTTTCTGGCGGCGGACCTGCTTGATGTCCTTTTCGTCCGCCACCAACCCGGCGAGCCGTCGCGCCTCGTTGCGCGCCTTGGCAACGCTCCACTCCGGATAGCTGCCGATCAGATGCCAGTCGCGCTTGCCGGTGCGCGCGTTGAGGTGCTGGTAGTAAAAGCTGAACACGCCGAGCGGTGTGGTCCGGAGCGCGAAGCCTTTCACGTCGGTGTCGCTGTAGGTCTTGCGCATCGCGCTTTTCCGAAGGTGCTTGTCGCCGATGTAGACGGGCATTTTGAGTCCTGTTTTTTCGCCGTTAGCCCCGGCTAATCGCAGGCGCGAAAAGCGAGACTGGCTATGGAAAACTAGACCGGACGATATGCGAGTTGTGCCCATTTCGTAAGGGTTTCTAGCTTTTTTCTACCGGTCTCATTTTCCTTTATACACGTCCATGAACAGGGCGGCAAGCGGAATTATGATAGCTGGATCAGATAGTTGACTTTTTTTGGTCATCTCGGGCTAACGCTGGGCTAATCCTAGGACGAAAACGATGGGACCGGTAGAGGAAAACGGACCGGGTTTCCGGCCCCGTTTTGGCCTGCCTGCCGCGCCACGCCGCACCGGGCCACGCCCCGCCCCGGCACGCCGTGCCGCGCCGCGCCTGCCGAACCGTGCCGGACCCTCGTCGAGCCAAGCCCAGCCTCACCTTGCCTGCCGAGCCGCGCCGGAGCCACACCTAGCCGTGCCAGTCCCCGCCAAACCCGGCCTGCCATGCCGCGCCAAACCTTGCCGCACCGGGCCGCGCCTAAGCCTTCCGGTCCCCGCCATGCCGGGCCTGCGTTGCCCTGCCTGCCATGCCGTGCCACGTCAAACCCAGCCCCACCACGCCACGCCTGACCATGCCAAGCCGCGCCTGCCTCTCCTCGCCGTGCCACGCCATGCCTTGCCATTCCGTGCCTGCCTTGCCTCGTCTCGCCGAGCCATGCCAAGCCTTTGCTCGCCTCGCCACGCCATGCCAAATCCCCATCTTCATCCATGCGCCCGACGCTTCGGCCTTGGGCGCAACCGAACTTTCTGCGACAGCGCGCTGTCTTCGTCTTGCAAGTCTCGCTGCCAAGCGATCACTTCATCTTTGAACCACAGTTTTCTATGCGGTGTGATCGCCTGACCTTGCGGGAATAGTTTTTCGCGCTCCAGCCGGAACAGTGTCGTGCGCGAGATCGCAATCAGGGACAGAACCTGTTTCGCGTTGAGCATGACCCGCACGTCATCTTTTTTCGGGCTGTTGTCCTCCGGCGCCTGTCGCTTCATCGTCGGCATCTCCAAGATTTCCACCCATGTCGTCCCGTTCGCCAAATCTTGCCGCGACTGCAGATGCCGTCGGGCTCAAATTCGTGTTGTGCTTTTTCGCGCTGTGCTTTTTCCGGCACAACGACCACCGCCTTCTCGGGCGGCA